CTACAAAGCAAACTCCTAAATAATTTTGATTATAAAATTTATTACCGGCATGTGCTCCATATCTATATAATTTTCTTCCAGGTTTGCAGACATATTTACCTTTAACTCTTTCGAATAATATATGATAAGCAATATCTGACCATGGTTCTTCTATTCCTTTTTCACCTTTAGCAATCCTTTTTTTAGCCTCGTTTTCTGATATTATTGTTCCTGTTTTTAAATCTCTCCAACTAGTATGAAATCTCTTTATACTTTCAAAATCTGAAAGTTCATAATCTTTTGTAGCAGAATGATGAATAACCATTCCTTTCCAAAATACAGAATCCTCAAAAGAAAATCCATATTTTTCTAATTTTTCTTTTGCTAACTTCTTTTTATCAATTCTTTTATTCGTTTTAGATTCTATAATCAAATTTTCAAAAAAATTAATCCACCAAGTAATTATATTAGTAATAAATTTCAATTTTTTTTAATCTCCTTTTATTTCATCATAGTTCGAAGTTTTAAATCCATTGCTTTGAGACTTTTGTCTATGATAAAAATAAAATGTTAATATTATAGTCCAACCACCAAAAACAATTCCCACTATAGCTGCATTTTTTGTTTTTATTGCTTCATACACAAAATATGCTGTTACTAAAACTAATGTATTTCTAAAAGAAATTACATCTTCAATTTTCATATAAATAAATCTATCTAAAAGTTTAAAATATTTTTTGAAAAAATAAAATATTTTTTTCATAACAATCCCCCTAAAATATAAATCCTACTTTTATTCCATAACCTATATTTTTTTTATTTATATCATAATTCACAAACCCTAAAACTTTTAAATCAAAATACGAAAATCCTATTCCAACTTCTGGAGTTGAATTCAAAATCCCATAATCTGCAATTATACTAATAATAGAATTATAACATATTCCTGCTTTAATATCGATTTTATTTTTTTCATTTTTATTATCGTAATTAATTATTCCTAAAATTCCAATTTCTTTTGATATTCCAAATTCAATTCCTGCTTCAGGAATTTGATTTTTAGTATCATATCCAACTAAAATTGTATTCTTAGATTTAATTGTTTTAGATATAGTTTCTGAACTAGTTTTTGTTTCTACTGTAGTTTCTTCTTTTGTTTTTGTTGTAGTAGATTCTGTTTCGTTTGTTGTAATTGTAGTATCTTCTTTTGTAGCAATCTCATCTTTAATTCTCGAAAGATCTTCAGTTATTCTTTCTATAGTTCTTTCTATCTCTCCTGAAGGTTTTACAATTTCAATTATTTTTTCTTTAGTCTTGACATTCTTCATTTCATTTTTTATTGCATTCACACTTTTTGCTAATTCTTTATTTACAATTTTCTTAATTGCTTTTTCTATTTCTTTAGTAGATTGCTTTATGACTTTTTCTTTTACAACTGTTTTTGTTATAACTTCAACTTCTGGTTTTTCCAAAGTTTTATAAGCACCGTATACAAATAAAATAAGTATAATTAACCAATTATATTTTTGATAATATTTCTTTATAAAATTAATCATTTTACCACCTATATTTAAAAATTAAACTTATATCACTAGAATCAGGAACAAACCCTAAAGTAACCTGATTCCCAACAATTGAATAATCATATTGAACTAAACCATTTAAAATTACTAACAAAGAATTTTGAACAGGATCATGCGCTAAAGTATAAATTTGATTCGGCAATTCTCCCGTTTTATCTTCTACTGCCCAAGAAGCTATTTCGGTATCAATATAATCTTTTATCGAAGTAGCATCATTCCATGCTATATTAATATGATCGCCAGTAGCAGAACTTGCGGAATCAGTTTGATTTAAATCTTCCACTTGAACTGACAAGTCGCCAATTTCCAAACTTCTAATTGCTCCAGGTTCTATATCCTCTCTACGAATTTTCTTTCCCATTTTTTATTTCTCCTTTAACTGCATTAATATATCCAACTCCTCCACATAATTTGCATTCTGATGGAAAATCCTTAAGTTTTCCAAGACATTCACATCTTTTTAAAAATCCCATTTTTTCTAAAGTTCTAAAAGAAAATATAAACTGATTATGAAAAAGCCTATTTATTTCTTTTTTTAAATATTTAAAATCAAAAGAATCGGCTCCAAACTTTAAAAATAAAAGTTTAGTAATAGCCAATTTTGTTCCCGAAAATAATTTATAAATTTGTTGTGCTAATTCTTTATCATTTATTTCAAAAACTTTTTTAATGGCCTTATCTTCTGTAGAAAGTTTTTCTTTTAAGCCCTCTAAATTTTTTATATCCATTTTATTCTCCCTTCATTAAATTAGTTCTTAATGTTAAAAATAATTTAGCTCTAACTATTCTTATATAATTTGTGGTCCATTCCCAATCTCCTTCATAAGTTAAACTTAAATCCCTAAAAACATTTGTAATGCTTCCTAAAAATAAAGAATGTTTTATAAATGTTCTATCGAGAGGTGGTTGAGTAGGATCATCATTCCATCTATATTCTAATCTATATCCCGCATAAATTGCTCCTCCAATTGGCTTACTATTAATAGTAAAATCAAAAAAAATTCCTTTGCTTGCAGTCCACTCAGTATCTCCATCTAAATATTTTACCATCGATTTATAGCTATTTTGGTGATATAACAAAGAAAAATTCCAAACGTAATAATCATGTTGTTTATCTTCAAAAGCAAAATTAGATTGATAAATTAAACCATAATCGATAGAAGTAATTTGATGGCCTGACCAGCTTTGAGGTTTAACAGAAAATTTAAAATTTAGTGATTTAAAATATAACGGAAATATCATTCCAAATTCCTGATCAATAAGTTGTAAACTATCTGCATATGGAATATAAGGCCAAGTCTGATAATTTGCTGCAAAATAAAATGGAAAATAATTTATAATTCCTAAATCTATTTTAAATCGTCTTAAATCTATAATTATTTCTTCTTTATGTCCCCATCCTTGAGGAATATACCAATGTCCATGTGGTGATTCATACTTAAATAAATTTTCTTCACCGCTAGTATATATTTCTAATCTAATATTTGCAGTTAAAAGCTTAAATTCTGGATTTATTGGTTGATATTTTTCAATTGCACAAATATTAAATTCAAATAAAAATAAAAATAATAAAACTAATTTTAAAATTTTCATTTTTTACCTCCTTTGTTCATATTCAAATCTATGATCTAAAACTTTATCACAGATTGCACAAACATATCTATAAATAGTTTGTTTTTGCAATTTACTTATCTTCTTTATAATTGTAACCTTTTTGTTACAATTAGAACAATATACTTTCATTTTACTTTTTTATGATTCAAAAATCCTTTATTTTTTATTACTACATTTTTTAATTGTTGAGTCTGAACATATAATTCTTTATAAACATGATCCATTTTCTTTTTTGAATGACTTATTTTTCTATTTGCTATTACAAGAATCAAAAGTAAAATGAGTAATGAAATAACAATTTCCATAATTTTAATCACCATTTGCTTTTTTTACATATTCTTTTATAATAGCCAATATTTTAGACATTTCTTGCATAATATCTGATAATTCTTTTAATCGTTTTTCGTATTTCCATAACAAATATATGGCTACTGCCACCGGAAATCCTACCGATTGTATTATTTTTACTATTTCTGTCATAAACGTTACCTTCCTTTACATCTCTGAATCTGCAGTCCAATCATAATCTTCATTTGCAAAAGCGTCTCCCCCAGAAGAAACTTGCCCAATAACATTAAAACCATCTATAGTAACATGATCGACTAATTCATCTACATTAGAACCGCTTGTCAAGGTTAAAACTACTGTAGGAACAACTCTTTTAGAAACTGAAAAATGAGTTCTTGTTCGTGTATATCTACCACTGCCTGCCGCTCTCAGATAACCACCTAAACATGTATGACCCTTTTCATAAAATCTTTGACATCTTGCTAATTCTTGCGAAGCATCTATAGGTATATAATCCGCTGGAACAGCTCCTACAACTAACATTGCATTGTCCCAATAATAATCTCCAGTAGAAGGTGCATCTAAATTTATCATTACGGCCCATCTTCCAGTAGCATTCGTCGGTATAGTATATGTATATGTTATAGTTTCATAATTTCCAGAACCTGAATGCTTTTGTGAACTAAAACTATCTCCTCCTGTATTTGTCCAAAAACCAATTTGAACAACATTTGCTATAGATGTTTTAACTCTTACTGAAAAAGATAATGTCATTCCTCTATATAATTCTACATCTTCCATATTTTGAACACTCCACCATCTTGTGCATCCTCCCAACGCAGATATATTTAATTTTACGCAATATAATGAATTTGTATCTCTGTTAGCTGAATCCTGAGTGACTGTATAAGTAGGAGCTCCATTTTTCTCTTTTGTCCATCTATCTGACTGTCTTGGATGTCCATCACCTTGATTAAAAGAAGTTCCTCTTTGCCATATTTCAAACCCTCCATTATCAAGTAGATTAACTCCCCTTGAAATTTCTTCATCTATAAATTTGTTATAAACTTTCGTTCCCATAATTATCTCCTTTTAAGACCAAGTTCCATTAGTTACGACTACATTTAAATCTTCAGCATTTATATTTTCACCATCAGGAGGCGTTCTAGTAACTTTAATAAATCTAACATTATCAGCATCAAAATAAGAAGAATCAAAATTTGTAACTTCACTCCAATACCAATCTTTTTGTCCAGTTCCTCCTAACAAACCCTCGGGAGAATCTTGTAATGTATCGTCTATTTCAAAAATTTGACCATTGTAAATAATATTATGAGTTATTTTATCTACTAATACGTATCTTTTTATTGCCATAAATTATCTCCTTACTTTTTCATTATTAACATATTTAATCAATTTTTATATTCCTAATATTGTTTTTATAGCAATCTTATTTTTTTCAATAATCTCTTTCAATTCTTCCCATTTCGCATTATCCAACATTTCTTTTTTAGCCATATCCACATTAGATATTTCATTCTCATCCATATCGATTAATTCGTCTTTGTCGTTAAACTTCTTATAAGTAAAGTTTGCTATATCGCTGTCAATATTTACTTGCTCGTATTTATTTTCATCAAATTGGCCTTTGAAATCTGCAAATCCTCCCATTATAATTTCTTTTGTATTTTTATCCCTTACTACATTCATTCTTATCACTCCTTATATCCACTAATATAAATCTGTGTATTAGTTCCTCCACCGACTCTGTAATAAATATTGCCATCTTTTGTTAGCATCCAAGGGAAAGACATATTCCCCGCCGCGGCTGTATTAATCTGAAATGCATAAGTTTGCATTGTTCCATCAACACTTAATTCAACAACCCAACTACCATTTGCATTGTATTCTACTACGCCTGTAACTTCGCAAACAATTGGAGAACGAACTGTTGATAAATCAATTAATCCAAAAGTGCCCGTTTGTGCTCCATTTGATATAACTTGAATTTTGCTAAAATAATATTTACCGCCATTACTTTTAAATTGCCTTATATTAGAACTTGCATCATTATAAATACTTCCAATATACCTATAATTCGTTATTGAAGATTTTGGAGTAATTATAGCCCAAACTTGACCTGCATTATTCATAGCACTACCATCATAAGTGAATGTAGAATATCCACCTGAGCTACTATTTGCCGTAATATTTCTTATTTCGCCTCTATTAGAACCTGTTATTATTACAATCTTTCCTCCAGCATAAGCATCTGTTGTCATACCATAATCTATTATTGAACCTGTATCATGTCTCATTGTCCTTATTACGTTTGAAATATCGTCGTTAATTTTAATAAATGTCACGGCTTTCAAATTAAATCCACCTGATCCATTATCACAAGCATATATTCCATACCAATTATATGACATTTCGTTGCCATCATCTATATCTGTAGTAATATCCATTGTAACATCTGAAGTATTTTCTAATATTTCATTCTTAGAACCTGCTAAAATATATCCCATATTTTTTCCACCATATAAACCAGAAGTAGTAAATCTTGTTGGCATCCCCGATGTAGCTGAAATCTTAACTTGTGTTGCCGATACATATTCAAGAGACTTAGAATTTATTCCTGAGCTTAAAATATCAAGAGATCCATTAAATTGATTTAAATTTAAATTTCCATTTACTTTCATTTTTAACTCCTATTGCCATACTCCAATTACAATCCAATTAACAACATGTGCTAATATATTACCTCCTCTAACTTAATACAATATAATCATATCCAAAATTAAATAAAACAGTTGTCGCATTTTTTGCTATTCCAATTTTTTGAATAACATTACCACTACCAGCCGGAGCAGTATTCGTTAATTGTCCGTCAACTGTATTAACATAAATTTTATCCCCAGGCGTCCAACTCCAAGCAGAATTAGAAACAAGCCCAACTTGTAAAATATCTATTTTTTCGCCTATACTAGCCGATGTAATAGTTATCCCAATAGCTGGAATTTTTGAAGTATTAGTAGCATTTGCTTTAGCTACTTCATCTGCAGTTGTAGTTTGATAAACTATTTCAAAAGTATTCAAAGCAACACCTGCTTTATATTCATTAACTAAATCTGCTCTTCCCGAAGTTCCCGCATTACATATAACAATTCCACTTTGACTAGATAAAAAAGTAATTGTCGCTTGATTTATACTATCATGTGTTATTGTATTAGGAATTATTACTTGGTTGCTATTATCTACAATTTGAATTAAAGGTTTTATTCCTAAATTATGAATTACAGTCACACTAGTTTGACTAGTAAAAGATTGTTCATATCTAGTTGTAGGTTGAGTTACTATAACTAAAAATTGAACTATTTCATTTGCAATTAATGCACTCGTAAAAGTAACACGTGTAGATGACGTTTCTGTATAATCATCTGTTATTTTTTGTAATAGTCCATCACCTCTAAATACTTGTAATGAATTATTACCAGTTGTATATGCAAATGGTAAATCTACAAAAGTTTCTCCACCACTAGCTACATAAATATATCTTCTAAATATACCCCCGTTGCCTGATCCTCCTCCAAGATTTAAAAACATTCTTACATCCTTGATATCTGAATTATTAATAACTACTCCACTAGTTTCATCAATTGTAACTTCAGCTATAACCTGTTTGTCGATAGGATACGCAGGAGAAACAGGACTTGCGGCTTGAATACCTTCTATAATAACAAGCGTTCCTGTATCATCTATACAAAGTAAGTCTATTCTCGAATTAGCTGTTACTACGTTAAACGAAGGACTATTACCTCCAGCAAAATCAATAGAGCTTGTCCCATCAGATTTTATAAATCTTCCTGATTCTACATATACAGTATCGTCTGGAGTATTTTGTTCGTGAGGCCTTAATATGTTTATTTTACTTCTGATAACAGAACCATCATTTAAACTAGAACTACCTATGTTTGTAATGCCTGAACCATCTCCAGAAATATTACCTCCAACAATTAAATCATCATCTGTTTTTAATATATCTGCTGCTTGTCTATAAAGATTAGTATCTACACCTAATTGTAATGGATAAGTAGCAGAATTATCGGTTAAAGTTAATTTACCCCTAATGCTTGTAACATCTGTATTAGCATCTCCTAATATAGTATCTCCTTTTATATTAAGATCTGTATTAATCGTTAAACTGCCCGATATCGTATCTCCTGCTTTAGCTACTTTTTCATTATCTAATTCATTTATTGCATCTTGAATATTTGTAGAAGAAATATTTCCTGCAGGAGTATTTGGAATTAAAGACGAATTTAATTCTCCTTCGTCTATATCGATTCCAGCTATTCCTCCGCCTAGATCTGTTATATCTAAACCATGTCTAAAATTAAGATCAGAAGGATCTACTACTACATCAATTCCATCTTCTTGAATATCTATTCTTAAAGAGGTTTTTAAAGTTCCATCTTCATTTAAAGAAATATCTAATCTTTCATCTAAAGAGGCTTTAGTTCCTCTAGCATTTACAACTTCTGTATAAAGATTTAATTCTGTTTCATCTACATCAACTTGTGCTACTCCAGAACCAGCATTAGTTATATCAAATCCATGTTTAAAATTTATATCAGAAGGATCTGTTACTATATCTATTCCATCTTCTTGAACATCAAGCAAACTAGATCTTAAAATTCCAGAACTATCTCTAACATCATTTATATCAGAATCAGTTATTGTTACAGTTACTAATTCATCAATTGTAACTTCAGCTATAACTCTTTTATTAGATGGATATTCTGGAATAGTAGGCACTCCGGCTTCAATTCCTTCAATAATTTCAAGATTCCCCGAATCGTTTATGCAAAGCAAATCGATTCTTGAATTTCCACCTCCTGTTATTACATTAAAAGAGGGAGAACTTCCTCCTCCAAAAGTTATAGTTTTTTTAGCATCTGAACTTAAAATCTTTCCTGCCTCGACATAAACTTTATCATCTATTGGATCATTTTGATGAGGTCTAAATTCTGCAATTTTATTTCTAATAACTGCACCTATTTTTATTTTTGATGATATAATTGCAGAATCTTGTATATCTCGTTCAGTTATTACTATTCTTGCCATTTATTTGCTCCTATTTTCTTATAAATCCAGCAACAATATTATTTAAATTATCTATAGATCTTTTTAAATTTATCACATTAGCAGTTAATTCTGTAACTAATATTACTTTCCAGGCATCGGCACAATTTTCTTTTTTAACTCTTTCTCCTTTTTCATTTGGTCCATACATAGTTATCCATTTTACACATTTTTCTTTTATACATTTTTTTCTAAATCCAAACATATTTGTTTGACAACAATATTTTTTCACGATCAACCCTCCTTAGCTTAATTTACCTGAAATTGAAATATTCCCATTCAATGTCTTTCCCGAAGGAATATTTTTATCATATAATATTGTTCCCCCGCTTAATGTATCCGGATCTATAACAATAACAATTCTAGATTCTGAAGAAATATTTGACAAATCTAAAAAATCTGAAATTATTGTAGGTTCAATATCAACCATAATTTTCCTCCTTCTTATTTATTCAATATTATTTTATGATAATTTATTAAATGCCTCTGTAATTGTATAAAATTTTTATCGCATAACAAACATTTCATAAAAATCACCACTTTATAATCCATTTACTCGCAAACCAAGGCGAAATATTTGATGAATTCGCTGAACTAGCAGTATGATTATGACTAAATCCCGATGTTGAATTTATTGTATGATTATGACCCCCTAAAAAATTGGTGTCTGGATTATATCCAGAAAGTGAAACAAATCCCGTTTGACCATATACCGCCAATTTCCCTGGATTTTCTCCCGAACTCATAACAGGTCTTTCATTAGTCCAACCATGTGGACCCCCGCTATTAAGTATATGACTATGATTACCTGCATTATCAGTAATTGTATGGTTATGATCTATATTCCTATTATCTACAGTAATACTATGGTTATGTTCATCAGCACCGCCCATTGATTTGGCAGCATCTCCAACAATATAATCAACATTATCATGTCCGATAGGATAACGTCTTTGTAAATCAGGTAATTTTGCTTGATTAGCTGGTAATGCCCCTGAATTTGTAAAATAATTTCCTTTGGCTCTTAAATAATCAACCAACTCTGTATATATTTTATTTACATCTTTATCGATTGTGCTACCATTACATTCTAACCAACCTTGTGGAATATCAAAACTTGCCATCATCATCCCAGTAGGAACTATATCTACGCCTTTTTCTTTTATTTTACCTTTTACATCAAAATCGCCACTATCGTTAATTATAAATTTATCTTCTAAATCCTTTCTAAAAATAATACTTGAAGATAAATCTATAACAACATTTCCATTACTATTTTTCCACAAATCCTTTTGAGATATTGTTCCAAACCTTCTTCCCCCTGTTTCTGCATTTGTTACTGGATGTTCAGTAATTAATGTTCCATTTGTATCTATTTCTCCTATTTTATATGTAGATGTTCCATCAGGATTTACTGCCCATGCACTATCTATTGTCAATGTATCGCTATCGTTTGAAACAATTTTCTTTACTTGTCCTGATCCTGTTCCTCCAGTTATTGTTACATAATTTCCTTGATATTGATTTGTTAGCCAAACTTTTGAAGTATCTATTAACGTCGTATTTGTAGAAGATGTTGCTGTTCCAGAATCTAATTGAGGAGAATTATATAAAATAGCACTTACAGAATCCCAATAAACAGTTCCAAGTAAAAATTCATCAGAAGTTAAAGCCTGAGCGACTGGAATTTTTTTCGCTAATGCCCTATAGACTTCTGCTACAGAATCATAATATAATTTCAAAATTATTTTATATGTCCCGGTGCTATCAGTAGTTTGTAAAAAAGTAACAAAAGCATTCGATGAAGAAATATTTGTAAAATCTATAAGTTTTGGAAATATAAGATTTGTAGTAGCATTAATTTTGATTCCTCCTAAATAAATACTTTCTTCAGAAACTAATTGTGCTATTTCTACTCTAGCATCTTGTCCACCTGTTGAATATCCCAATATGCTCAAATCTAAACTAGAAGAAGAAATAGTAAGATTATTTATAGTAAATGTAGAATTATCAATCGAGGATTCACAAGCATTAAGATCTGTATCTATAATTCCATTCGAATGAGTATCTCCTTGAAATTCAGTATTTTTTGGTTCTTCGGCTGCCCCAACAATATCTGTTATTGTAAGCCCATGAGGATTATTTGGGGCAGGAGTTCCTCCGCCTAGAGCATTTATATGATCCAAAAGAGTTCCAATTTTTCCATCTTCATAAATTTGCGTTTTATTTCCTGTATCAGGTTTTATTTTTATTGTATCAGTTCTTTGCCCAAAAAGATCTTTATTAGAATAATCTATATCATCCGGAGAAGAAAGTGTAGGATTTACTTTTCCTAAATATATTGATATTCCTGCTCCAGAAGGAGGCGTGCTAGATGTTGTTATTTTAATCTGATATCCATCTAATCTTTTTATATATTGTAAAGAATTATTGTCTAAAATTTGATATACAGAAGTTGCATCAGGAGGAGTAGTCCAGTTTGGTGTTATCGTTAATGTGTCAGAAGTATTGCTTGTTATTTTTCTTGTTTGTCCAATTCCTGTGCCACCAACTATTTTTACATATTTATTTTGATAAGAATTAACTCCCCAACTTTTTGTATTATCAGTTAATGTGCTTGCCGCTCCTGATGTTGCTGTTCCTGAATCTAAAATAACAAAATTTTCTAACAACGTCTCGCTATCGTTAGATGTATCATGTATCAAGAGATATTCTATCCAAACATAATTATCTCCAGATGTAGTAGCTAAAGGAATTTTAAGATTTCCTGAATTTCTTTTTAAATTTTTTCCGTTATAGACAAAATCTATAGTTTGCCAATCTTCATTATCTAAAATAATAATTCTTTCGCCATTTTTATCATAAACAATTCCCCCGACTACATCAACTCCGTTTGCATTATATCCTATATCAATTTGAGTTTTTCCTGATCCTGAAGTAAATTGAATTGGAAATTCTTGAGAATCTGTTATTTCTACACAACCATATTCATGCAAATCATAAATTCTCTTTTTTATTGCGTCTGCTTTTGAATCTTGAATATAATCTACATCCTTAACTCTTCCAATATCTTGGCCTGCATATAAATCTAATTTTTCCATATTTCACCTCACAATAAATCAGATCTTCGATAATCTACATCCATTTCTTGTCCAACTTGTGGAATTGATCCGTTAGGAACACCTGCCATAGAAATTTGATTCGGTAAAATTTCTTTATAATCATAATCTAAAGTTTGTCTTATTCCGTCAATATAAAGTCGAGTAGAACCAGAAACAAATGAATAATTTAAAATAAATGTATCTTTTATTCCATCAATTTGGGAAGAAAGATGTTCATTAAAAACATCCCAATCCTTTAAGACAATAAAATTAGTATTTTGTTCGGCTGATTTTATCAATTTGCCAAACTTAAAATCATATTTATAACTCATAAACTCCTCCTATGCAAAATAAGAAAGGTCATATTTAGAAAGATCCCATCTAGCAAATTTATCAAGTTCTGTTTCTCCCACTATATCCCGTAAATCTAAAAAGTGTAAATTAACTGCTTCATTAGAAAAATCGCTTTCATCAGAGCCCAATACTGCTTTTAATTTATAAAAATATAATGCATTTCCAAAAGCATCCATATCTAAATAACATGTATCTACTTTTCCATTAGCATCAAGAGTATCAATATCAGCAATTTTTGTCAAATCTTCTAAATTCGTAAGTTCTGCCCTATACAATAAATATTTATCGATTGTAATTAAATTATTATTTATATCTTTTATTACCGGATTCCATTTAACCACAGCAAAAGTATAACGTTTATAAACAAAAGCATTTTCTGGTATTTTTGGTTTACTCATAATCTTTATTAATACAAAAATATAATAATTTTTTATAAATATTCAAATTGAAATTCTATATTTGCTGGTTTTATATTATTAGCTACAAATTCTGAAATTTCTTTCAAGTAATAAGAATAATTAACATAATATTTACTTCCAACTACTGGTTGAGGCTGTCCGCTGACCCAAGAAATAGAACCATTAGTTCTATCCACTCTAAAATTTATATTTTCTGTATAACCAGCAATTGTAACAATAGTAGAAGTTAAATAATTATGTAACAAATAATTAGTTCCATCTTGTTCTTTCATTAAAATTTCTTCATTCGTAATATTTCTTGTTGAATTATTAACATAAATAATAATAACAAATCTTTTATATTTTGGATCAAGAATTAATGGAAAACCATTTCCTAAACTACTATCTAATACATGATTATAAAGTTCATTTTCTTTTAATCTCCAACCAACTCTATCTCTTTGACTTCCAATAGTTGGATATTGTTCTGTTATTGAACCAATTGCTTCTTTTATTCCTTTTTCAGTAGATCCATATAAAGAAGCTTTAAAATTTCCAATAAAAGTATCATTACCCAAAACATACCTTCTATATTCATCATAATCAAACGCAGGCGTTTTAATTAATCTAATATATGAACCAAAATTATCATAAATTTTTTCATCTCTAACTGATTCATTATATAAATCTCCAAATATTTTTTCATTTTCTATTCTTAAATCTTTAAACTTTTCACCTAATAGTTCATAATATAAATGCAAATTTAATGAAATAAATTTATATGTTTTATAAATAGTTAGCAAATCATCAGATTTTACAACTATTTCAAATTCTCTATATGGAACGTCAATATTACAATAAATTAAACCAAAAATATTTACTATTTTAACCCGAGCAATCTGTGTTTCATTCAAAAATACTCTAAGAAATACATCGCTAGTATCTGACCAAAGATCTGGATAAAAATCAACAAACGTTTGTTTTCTATCTGGAGTATAAGGCAAAACATTCCATTGCTGTTCATAGATATCTTTAACATACGTATTTTCTACTAATTTATAGAAAATCGAATTTGAACCTGAACTAATTATTGCACCCATAAATTACCTCATAAAATAGTTAAAGTTTTTAATCTTATAAATTCTCTAGCAGTAGCTTCAATAACATCATTAGAATCAGTAGATCCGCTTTCATCAAAAACAGTCAAAGGCAATACAATTCTATCAACTCCTTCAACAGCTTCAACTACCGCTATTACATCACTTTGTTGTAAATTTTTTCCTAATTTTAATCCATTAACATATTCAGATAAAGTATCAGTAATATCATCAATTACAGAAGCTTTTGTATAACCCGTTAATACTGAAATAGTAAAAGATATATCGACATCCTTTTGTATTGCTTGCTTTATAAGAACATTATGACCCAAAATTTTATTTTCATCTTGATTTAACAAATTTTGAACTTCTTCAATCATTCCATCATAAACATAAGACACAATATATGGTGCTGTTGACAAAGTAGTAAAATGAAGTCTATCTGAACCATAAATAGAACCTGCATAAATAGTTTCAAAATCTGTTCCATCTTTTTCAAAAATATAAGTTCCCGAACTAACAAAAGCTATTTCTTTAACAGGTTGTTTTGTTAATATTTGAAATTCTTGTGAAGTAGTATAAACTTCGTTAGTGACTTGAGTATCTTTTCTATCTAAAATATAAATATCTATATCTCCTCCTGTTCCTTCATCTCTAATCATAAAAGGATCTTCAGCCGAGGATACATATAAATCAGTAACATCAGTATTATTTAAAATTAGTTTTTTATAGCCATCTTTTGTTCCAATATTATTTCCAAGAAAAACAGTTTTTGTTCTAGTAACAAGTTCATCATCTGTTTCATCATCTGTTCCATTTACAAAAGATTCTTTATTTGTTACTACTTCCATTCCTGTTATAGGAGTAACAATTGTATTGATCGAACTCGAAACTGCATTTCCAGAAGTTCCTGCTTCGACCGCTTCAACCGATATATTTAAAACATAAAGATTTAAATCAGAATCATAATAAGAAGATCCCATTGCAGCATACATAGTATAATTAGAAAGACTTTTAAATTGTATTCCTCCAGAAGTAGAAAACACTGAACCTTGTGGAACATAAATATCGAACGTTGGAATCTCTGCTCTCCCTAATTGGACAGTTCCTGTAGCTTTTGTCGCAGATTTTCTTGTAATTCCATAATTAGCAACAAGATCATCTAATAAAAGCGAAATTTCATTTAAAAGCTGATCTTTAGAAATATTAAATGCATCTACAGCTTGCTCTAAAAAAGTATCGTCAGTTTTCATTGTTATTATTAAATCTATAGATTGAGCCCTAGAAATATATTCTTGTCTAATATTTTGATTTATAATTTCAAGAATAATCGGAACAATAAAAGTATCAGATACGACAGAATTAATCTGAACATTTATGTCTGTTCTTCTTTCTAAAATTGCATTTTTAATATCTCGATATTTTTCAGAAAATGTTGGTATTTGCACTATTAATCACCTTCTTTCAAAACTATTAATAAAGTCTCATTATTTTGTAAAATTATTTCAAGTTTAATATAAACTATTCGTGGATCGTATTTATCTCTTGTAATTTGCACATTTTTTATTTCTTTTATTCTCTCAGAAGAATCTGCACTATTTTCTAAAGTATCAATATAAGAAATAGCATATAAAATAGTATTCTTAATTATTGTTTGAATATTTGTTTGAATAAAATTTTGACCAATTAAACTTTTTAATTCGCTTCCATATCCGTCAAATATTAAATTTTCTCCTATACGTGTAGAAAGTATTTTAACAATGTCTTGTTTTATTCTTGAAGAATTTTCAATAATTTCAATATCTTTATTTGAATCATAATTTAAGTCATTCAAATTTCCATAAAATTCATAATCCTTTGTTCTTAAAAATTTAAAATCTTTCATGATTCTAAAATTTGCAAAATAGACGCCTGTATTTCAGATATCTTATTTCGCAATTCCTCTATTAACGCTTTCTCTAAACTTAAATCTTCTAAAATTTTATCTAATTGTGAAAGTCTATAATCTAACTCAATACTTTTAATTTGATCCTTTAATAACATTGAAGTGCTTACTTCTGTAAAATCTAATAACTCCGTTGAATTTTTAATTCTATCATATGTCAATATTTCATTCATATCAGAAACATCTTGAATAACATTCGAGCTTTGTTCTACTTCGGCCTCTAATAATTCTTTTATTGTTTTTTGAAAATTAAGTTTTTCCAAAACAACCTCTTTTTTTTCTAAAAGATCTTCATCGATTTTTTCTAATAAAGAATCAAGACTTTCTAATTCAGAAACAGTTAATGTCTGTAAAATAGAATATGTATCTTTAGCATAAATTTCTTGTAATTCCTCATCAGTAAAACCAATTTCGTCTTTAGTATAAACTTCGTCCATTATTAAACTTTTAAATTCTTCTATGTTCATTTTAATCCTTTGCCTTTATAGTTGAGCTTCCAGATATCGGAGATCCTGTAACTCTATCAAATTGATAAGTCCCGAATGGACCAGAAGTAACAATATCCCCAAAAAAAGCTCTTTTTTCTTCATCATCAGAATCCTTTCCTAAATAAACTTTGTCAGCATCTATAAAAACTTCGCCTTCGCTATTTATATGAATCTTAACTTTTTTATTTTCAATTTTAATATTCTGATCTTTATCGATCTTAATTTGCGAAACAATTTCGTCATTTTTATCTTTTTTAGTTATATCTAACTCTCCTTCTTTATTAGCTTGAATTTTAATATTCGAATATGTCTGAAAAATCAATTCATATCCTTTTAAAATTACTTGTCTCATTTTATTATCTAATCGTATAGAATTTAACATAGACCCATCAACAAGCGAAACATTTCCTCCTAAATCTAAAAGAATATAAGATCTTCCTTCACTTTGTATCTGAATATCGCCTTCTAATAAATTTTGAGAACCCATTCTGACTACTCTTTCGTCTGCGCCCCAAATCTTTATAATCTTAGAAAACTGCTGGCCATACCTTAAAAATAAAACTCTACTTCCAATTTTAGGTAAATGTTGAAATGAAGGCGAATTATCTAATTTAATTGGTAAAAGAGAACCGCCAACATATGATTGAACAATAACTGTATCTGTTTCTCTATCTATACTTAAAATCTTTCCTAATTGCAAATATATATCCATAAAAAAAATCTCCTATTTTAAATATTTAAACATTTTATATGCTGATCTTTCTTTTGTTGTCTCTAAATGGTATTGTCTAACATTTATATTTCTTGATTCCCATTGAACTGTTTTAGATATTTTTCTATAATCTCTACCTACAAAAACATTTTTCAAAGTAGTCTCTATATAACTAAATAAATCATTATTGATATTTATATTAGAAGTTCTTCTTTGCTTTTTCCCGCTAGCATTTGTTATTTCTATAAGATTCATATAATTCGTTTGCATTAAATACGAATTTATATCCACTGCTAATCCTTTTACATGAGGATCTTTTTCTGGATTTAATTTCTTTTTTTCGGCAGAATTTGTTACAGTAGTTTTTAATTGTTCTGTTTCTAAAGCTGTTCTATACGAAGCAATTAAACCATTTTCAATTAACCCATACATAGTATAATCAAAAAGAGGACTAGCCAAAAATATCATAGCCTTTCCAATTTCATTTATATCAATATATTCTTCAATACTATAATCAGACAAAGATTCTGATATTTCACCATCAAAACCTGTTCCTGTAATATTAGAATCACTAAAAAATGTTTCAAAATTATAAAAATCTTCCATCACATTTTCTTTATGTAAAAAATTAAGTCTTTTATTTTTATCAGTCCAAATTTTTAATTTTGGATTGCTCCCTTTTGAAACTCCAATTTTATATTTATTTCCATTTCTGGCTAGAATTCCTAAATAATTTTTTTTATAAGTATAAGTGGTTGTAATTCTTCCCGATATTGTCGTATCGATTTGTTTTGGAGTAAAAATTATACATGGAGGTAATTCTACATCACAATAGCTCCAAGAATTATCAGAATAAGTTCGAATAAAATTTATTTCATAATATTGTTTAGAAGAATTCATACTTCTTATGCTTTTTAAAACTAAATTTCCACTTTTCCATTCAAATTTAAATTTTAAAATTCTTGAATCATTAGAAACATAGCCAGATTCAATATTCGTGCTTCTAATAATCAAATTACCTTCTTTTGTAATAAAAAAATTAAACTTTAAATTTTCTTTATCTCTAAAATGAACATCGGCACAAACTAATGCTTGAATTAATGCATTATCAATATAAATATCAGATTTTTCTAATAAAAATTTATTTTTTCTAAAAGGAGTCTTAATTCTCGTATCTGAAAGTTTTTCATAATATTCTATATTTTTATCTTCAAGATTGCTTATATAATTATTAGAAGTATTTATAACATAAAAACCATCAATAAATTCAGCTTCATTTATTTTAGCCTTTGCTTTTTCTGTTATTTTTTGTAATTCTTCCATTTTTTTAGAACTTTCGGGATTTTCTTCTTTTGTTTTAGAACTAAATTCATCATTAGCTAAAGTTTCGTCTACATACATAAAATCAATAATATCTAATATATTAGGTAAAACTCTAAAAAAAATCAATTCTTTGTTCTTGAAATAATCAGCAATTTTATTTTTTATTTGTTGCCTTGTATCTCCTTTATATACATCAGGAATAAAACCTTTTATATATAAATCATCTGCTACATTAATTCCCTCAATTCCCATTTCTCTTTTTAAATAATTATTTATCTCTTCAGATTGATCTTCTCCATAAATTAAAGACGCCATCCAACCATCGTCATACCCTTCAATTTTCTTTTTAAATACATTTCTAACATAAATAAATGTTAATGTATGAAAAGATACTGCTCCATAAGAAAAAGAAGTAGAAATTGCTGTTAAATATCCTACTCTAGCCAGAGGTTCTATAAAATAAAGTCTACCAATTTCATAATCTTTACAATTTACTACATCTAATGTTAAAGTTCTTGTTCCAGAATTTTGTTTCATTAAATCCAAAGCAGAATAAAAATTTCCCAATCGAGGATTAATAACATTTGGATTTGATTTTGGACCATCTAATCTTAATCCATATTTCGTTAATATTGTTGGATCTGTATATCTTCCTCCAAAAAAATCTTGAACGCCTCTAAATGGAAACATAAACTGATAATCAACTCTAGTGTTTAAATTAGAATCTTGTCTAGAAAAAGTATAAGAAATAATTTTATCTTCTGTAATTATTCTTTCCATCTTTTCAGGATTAGTATTAATTAAATATTCTAATTGATTATACTTTGGAGGTCTCATGATAAGTTGTCCTTCTCTATTTTCAAAAATATCATAATAAGTTATATTTCTAACATCGTCTAAAACTTTAATAGGTGTAGTCAATTGAGAATACCAAGATTTAAATGCGCGTTTAGTCATCAAATTATATACTAAATGATTACCATGTTCCAAAATAGCAGTAATATCTAATGCTCTATCTTTTCTTATTAGATATAAAATAAACAAAACAAAAAACGAAACTTTAAAATCTTTAAAATTTGTTATTCGAGTTTCGTCAAATTCAAAATTAATTGTTGTTAAAGTTTTTTCTTTGCTCGCAAAAGCTTTTTTATAAGCTACTTCTTTTTCTCTTTTTATTGTTTGTTTCTCTTTTATTTGTTTCTCAACATTTTCTATTTCTTTTTTTAAAGAAGTTTTTCTAGATTCATTACCATCTCTATCTGCCTTATCTAATTGTTTTTTTAAATCCTGTAATTGAAGATTTAGAGAAATTAAATCTGATTCTAAATTTTCTATAATTTTTATAGAATTATAAAGTTCTTGATTTTGTGGCTTATAAGCTAAAACATTTCTTAATACATACGCAAAAATTTCTCCAGCATTTTTATCATTAAACACATCCTGCAAAAATGGCATATCTGGTCTAGTTATTTCAGAAGTTAAAAATTGATTAAAAATAGCAGGATCTTGTATTATTCTAGTTAATCCTAATTGTTTAGAAATTCCAAATGTAGTAATAGTTAATGAAGGTATATCTCCATACTTTCTTTCATATGAAATAGAAGTTATAAAACCAAAATAAATTGGATAATAATCTTCAGATTCTCTACTTATTTGAACCTCAATAATATCGTTTTCTTCTGGATTTATAGATTCTTCAACATTAGCGTTTTTTGTCATTTGTTTCAATTCTAAATTTAAAGAATTATTAAATCGATTTAATTCTGTATTAAAATTAGTCATTGTTTCTATTCTTTTAGTTATATCAATAGACTTTAAAGAAAGCCTTCCTTCATTTGAAAACTTTGTCATATATGTATCTGATCCTGTAGAAGCAGAAAGTCTTTCTCTATATTCATCTAAACTATTGCTTAAATCTTTTAAATATTCTGTAAAATTCAACATTTTACTCCAATGAAGAGGTGAAAAAGGATCATCAAAATCTACAGGATCCGCCATATAAATGTTTCGATTAATTCTATCAATAATAGGAATTTCAGATGGATTTTCTCTTTCTTCAATATTAACAAAATCCTCCAAAATTTTAGGTCTAATATCTCTATTATTGCTAAAATCAAGTTTGTGTAATATAAATTTATATCTTACATTTACAATTGCCGTCATTTTATTTTTTCCTCATCTTTTTTAGCTTTATATCTTCCATCAGAAAAAGACATAGATGCATCAGTAGTTCCATCAAAAGAAAATGAATAACTTAAAAGAAAAGGTTTATCTATATTTTCTGTAAAATCAAATCTAGAAATAAATCCATAAAATATATTCGTTTTTTCTGGATTGTTTTCAATAGTTAATTTAATTCTATCTTGAGTTTGCAATAAATTATTCTCGGATAAAAGATCATCCAAAATCTTATAAATATCTTGAACGTTTGTATCTTTTTTATAATCACCAGAAAAAGAACCTAAATAAGAATTTCCAGAGGCTGTAATTCTTACAGGTTTTATATACCAAGGTTGTAAAAATGCAATTTTAAGTCCTGTTGAAATAGCAACCGGAGAATTAAATTCAAGTTTTATTTCATTAACACCAATTAGTTCAATTTCCGGAAATTCATTTGAATTAACTGATTCACTTCCCAAAGGAACTCTTTTTATAAGTAAACGTCTCGAAAGTAATACAATTGCCATTTTTTATCCTCCAATATTTGGTCCTGACGTTATTGGTTTAGCAGTTCCTGTCATATGTTCTAATTGTCTTTCTGATCTTAAACTTTCAAATTGCCTTATACCTGTTCCTGCAATTTTTTCAACAACTTTTCCTACAATTGGAATATGAGCAATAATATCAAAAAGTTTTGGCACAAAAGAATAAAAACCTATTGCGAGCGTTTGAACAACATTCATTATAACTTTTAAAGGATCTTCCATTGCAGTAAATCCTGTAGTTAAAGTTTTTATCTGTTCATCTGTCATATCTGGAATTTTTTCTTTAAAAAGTTTAGTCATTGCTGCAGTATTTTTAAAATCTAATCTTTGTAATTCTCCAGATCTATACATTTGATCAATCATTTGTGTAACTCTTAATCCCAATGCTCCCATATCTTTTAATCCAGGAAACATCATTGTTAATCTTCCTATTAATCCTGCCGCTGTTCCTGTAGATTCTGCAAGAGGCAAAAGTCTTTTATATGCTGCACTTAATTTTTCTATAGGAGTAGCTGTTACCGCTTCTTGCCAAGCTTCACCAATATCTCCAATCGGCTTTTCTAAATATGCTAAATATGTTTCTGGTGTAATTCTAGAAGCAGCTTGAATAGCAGCCTCAGTTATTTTCCAAATATCTTCTGGATAAACATTTTCCCAAAATCCTTTCATAGTTTTATTTAATTTTGCTCCAGCTTTCCATAAATTAGCAAAAAGAGTTACTGTTACTCCAGCTTTCATTCCAGTAAATCTAAATTGTTCTCCAATTTTAGCTAATAATCCCAAAAAGCTATTAAGAGGAATTCTAAGCTTTACTGCAATTTTTCCTAGAATATTAAAATTATGTTCTAATCCTTTATATCCCATTCTATAAACTTTTGTAATTTTAACCATAGTCTTTACTGCTTCATCTCCGACCATACCAAAAAATGGAGCAGCTATCGCAATACTAATAGCAGATTTATTTACAGTTTTTATCATTTCATCTGTTGCTTTTCGTGACATATGAGTAATATCCTTATATCGAATTAATGATAATCCTCCAGATTCAGCAGCAATAGTGGCTATTCTCATTGATTCAGAAATTCCTAAAATTGATCCTTGAATTGACCAAGCAGAAGCCCTCATAATATCCGAAGCTCTACTTAAAACATTCGATGTCATTCCTCCAGCAAATGCATAAAGTTTGGTAGCCTTAATTGTATTAGAAAAAGCGCCGCTTAATATCTCTATTGCTTTAATTACTAAAGTTACTATAATAGACGCCCCTGCCAAAACTTTTGAAAACAATCCTAAATTTATACCCATTTTACGAGATCCCGAACTAATTCTAGCAAAAGACTCTAAATATTGAGCTTTTATATTATTAAGAATTCCACCTTGTCCTCTCAATATAGCAGCTTTTTCTTTTTTCTGATTTATCTCTCGATCAAAACTCAAAGCTTTTTGATATGCTTTTGCCTTGTTCATTTGATCTTTATACCATTTTTCGCTTGCTTTAGCTAATTTTCCTTTTTCAGATATTTCGCTTTTTATAGCACCTTTCAAACGAATAATCCACTGTTCAATTGCTTGTTCTTTTTGAGAAAGTTCTCTTTTCTCTCCCATTGCTAAAATTCCTAATTTTTTCGCTATTATTCTTTCTTCCATTGCAGGAATACGTATTCCTGCTTTTTCTGCTTGTTCAGTAACTTTATTTAATCCTTTTGAAAACTCTATTATTCCATATAAACTTTTTGGTGCACTTTCTATAAGAGCACCAAACGATTTTCTAACTCCTAAAAGGGCGTTTCTCGCATCTTTAGACTCTTTACCTGTATCGTCTATTGTTTTTGTATATATTCTAATACTATTCGCCGTAGATTCTAAAGCAGTCATATAATCACGAGTAGTAGCCGCTAAACTAGTATAAAGAGTTTTCATTCTTGCGAGATCTTCTTCTGGCGTCATTTTTTACTCCTAAACATTCTTTTTACTTCTTCTTTAAATTCTTCATCTGATATATCTGTTTTAAATTCAATACTTTCGCCTTTTAATGCTTTTTGTTGTTTTTCATAATCATCTAAAATATTATAGTAACACCAAAAAATTTGCAAAGGTGTCAATTTTATAAAATCAGAATTTGTAGGTAAAACATGTAAATTTTTGCAAACAATCCATAAAATTTTACTCCAAGGATGATTTACTATTTTTTTTTAAACATATTTTCATCCTGTAACATTTTTTGTTGTTCTTCTATCATCTTACTATATTCTACAAATATCTGATCGACAATCGCAGATTGAAGTTTTGATAACAAATCAAAAAGTTTTTGTTTTTCTTCTTTATTTTCTACTTTCTTTCCATTAATAAAAGAAATAGCATAAGCCAAAGTTGGAATTTTTGTCTTCTCTATATATTGATATACATTTTCAGTATTAACTTTTGGAGAAAATTCTAAAGCTGATTGTCTTTCTGCTTCTGATAATGTATGAATAGTCAACTTCAATCCTTTTATTGGTTCAATTTCTTTTTCTATTTTTCCTTTCTTTATAAGTAAATCTATATCAAATTCTGAACTTAAAGCCTCTTTAACTTTTTGAGCATTAAGATCTTGATTTGCTTTTTTCAAAAAATCTTCATCCATTTTTGTATTTTTTGTATTCATTTCATTCATTTCATATCACCTCCTCAATATGTCAATACTTACATTTTTAAGTATTGATTTTGGTTCTGTTATATTTAGCCCAGAAACTGTTTGCAAACTTCCTTCAGAAAAGTCTAAAACATAAACTTTTCCACATTCTATATCTAAATCTTGTGTTATTAAAATATCGTCTTTAGACAAATCATATTCAATTGGATTCGTTATAAACCAACATTGTGTATATAAAATTATTGCAGAATTCAATATATTATCATTAGGATCAAATAACTGTTCATGAATAACAAAAGGATATTTTTGATATAACAAATGTTTTGGAGCAAAATTAAAAATTCTTTCCAAAATAGGAACATCGTATAGAATTACTTTTCCTATAGATAAGCTAGTTTTTATTTTCATTGGAAAAATCTGACGAGGCTCAAAAGCATTTTGTCCCAAAGAATATCGTTTAAATATTTCTCGAGATTGTTTTCTTGAAAATTTATATGCAGCACCAATAATATTTAAATTAGTTGTAGATGAGCCTATTCCTTGCGCTGCCATCGCAGCATTACGCCAAAATTCTTCTAAATATTGATCAGTAGCATCAGGATCTAAAAAAGCTCTTAATGTTATAGATGTTGAAAGTCTAGCCCTAGTATTCGGTAATCTATACATCATGCTTCAGTTACTCCTCTAGCAGTAGCTCCAATTGACTGAATTATTTTCAAATCATCTGAATTTATATCAAAAGTAAATGGATTTGCCTTAAACCAACATCCATCAAATTTATATGTTTTTACTTTTGTTTCGTCTGGACCAAATAATTCTAATGAAATTACTAAAGGCCTTGTTTGTAATAACAAATCAGATCCTACAAATCCAAAAGCTTCTAAAAAATTTGATTCATTTAAAATAACTCTTTCGAGAGTTAAATCATATGAACCTATAAGATTAGGATATGTTTCCATAAATCTTCCAAAAGTATCTTTATTTAATTCCCTCCAAGTTCCAATAGATCGGTCCATAGAAATATCAATTTTTTGAACAGCTCCAATTAGATCAAATTTTACATTAGAAAAATCAGGTGAAAGAGGATCTAATTGATTTGGTTCATAACCTCCAATAGTAGCATAAATCTTAATATATGGTTGTAATCTAGCAATAGTCTTTGGAATTTCTAATGGCATATTTTTACCTCCTTTTTATTTATTTTTTTTAATTATGGAAATGTAACTCCAAATGTTACATAAATATAATTTATATCCCAGATTGGGCGCACCTGAAATGTTACATCGATTTGTCTGGGATCTGAAGTATTTTGAATTACTTCTAAATTTTGATAATCAGTTAATATATTTCTTGTTACTGCTCCATCAAGTAAAAATTTAATAAATGCTTTCATAGAAACTCTAGTTGCAGTTCCTAAATTTCTAGCATTTATATATGTTGATCTCAAATTTCTTCTTAAAAGATCAATAATATAATCTTTTATTCTAGTTATTTTAATTTCAGAATTTACAACAGTAGAAACATCAGTTGATAACGCATGATTAATCGCCGGAATTCCTCTTTCTTTTGTTATAAGAAAAACTCCCGAACCAATCATATATCGTATTTGTGAAAGTAAAAAAGAATTAGGAATATCATTAAATCCTACAATCGTTTTTCCCGAAATTGGTTCAGCTGCATCATACACTGGATTAGTTATAATTCCTGCAATTGCCGCAGCAATATAACTTCCATCAAATGAATATTCTGTTCCAGAAATCGATCTCTTTCCTTCACAAGGAGCAATAAAAGCTAATCTTGAATCAGCTATTCCAGAAGCAATACTAGATATTGTTTGATAATCTGTTAAAGAAACTGGACCTCCTATAAGAGCAATTCTTTCATGTTTCCCTAAAGTTGTTGATTGAGTATCTACATGCGTTTTAAGAGAAGTTATTAATGGATCACCCAATGTCATTCCTTTTAAGATTACAATAACATATGCACCATCTTTATCTTGCATTTTATCTAATGCAGCCTGAAAATCTGTAGAAGTATCATCTATAGATTGAACACAATAAACAAATCCATTTCCTCCTGTGTTTTCATATAAAATTTGAGCTGCTAAAGAAATAGAATTTTCTGATATATCAGTTATTTGATATACAGAAGTTGCATCTGGAATTGTTCCCCAATCAGAAACAGAAAGTGAAGTAGCATCATTAGAAATAATTACTCTAGATTGTCCTGCTCCAGTTCCTGATATAATTTTTACATAATTGCCTACATATCCATTAACTGTCCAAGTTTTTGTATTATCAACCAAAGTTGTAACAGTTCCAGACGTGGCTGTTCCTGAATCCAAAAGAATAGAAATTTGTGGGGGACCAAAACGCGTAACAACGTCTTGAGTCGAACTTAAGATTATTGGATCATAATCTGTAGTAGTTTTTTCATATTCATAAGTTACAGAATATTTTGAACCATTTGTAGGCTGTGGTTGTCCATTAACCCAAACTATTTTCCAAGCATCTGCTCCGGTTTTTGCAAAAGTAAATTCAGTTCCTTCAGTATAAGAATTCCCTAGGCTATCAATAATAGAAAGAACATTAATTACTGGAGTATTAGATAATGGACCATCCTTGCTATCAGTGCCTCCTTTTGTTAATTGTTCAACAGTTTGTAATGTTTTTGAGCCTAAGCCAATCAAAACTGGAATAAAAACTCCAGCAGGAACACTTGGAATTTGAACATCAGATATTCTAAAATAAACATCTGATTCAATTGGTGAAGATGTAAAATCTGGCATATTTTTACCTCCTTTTTATTTTTTATATTTTTTTGGTTTTTCTTCTATCTTTATTTCTTCTTTCGATTCAATCTTTTTGGATTCTATCATTTCTACAAAAATCCATCTTTTCCCTCTAGCATCAATAATCTCTTTAGTTAGTTCATTTATAAAAAAGAAATCATTAAAAAAACTTAATTCTTTTTTTGTTTTTGGAAAATGAATTTTTCCAATTGTTCTATTCACTACTTTATACATAATCTCACCTCTTTATTCCACTAAATGTTCAGTTACTTGTCCTTCAGTATTAACAAATAAATCAATTTTTTTAATCTCTTCAAATATTGTCATATCAATTTCTCTTTCAATTTCCAGATATAAATCAACCTCGACAGAATTAACATAAATTTGTTTTCCAGTTCCTTCAATTTCAGTTTTTTCTCCCCCAAGTCTAATATTTTTATAACTCATATCCTCTTGAGCAAATCTATTTCTAAATAATGCCCTAACAAAAAAATAAAGTAAATCTGTTATTCTTTCTCTATCAGTAGTAGTTTGAGCATATACTGTTAATTCTACCGGAATTCCCATTGGTAAAAAATAGCGTATACTTTTTACAACATTATTTTCATAAACTTCACTTATAGTTTCTTCATCCAACATTACTATACCCGCTCTTGTTGGACTAACCTTTACAACAATACAAGGATACTTTTTAACTCGTAAAGGAAACTCTCTATATATTGCAATTTGTGCCTCTTCTAATTTATCAGAATATTTGTATATATCTGGAGTTAACGATGATTTAAATGCATATCTTAAAGAATTAACCCACGCTAATTTAACCCTATTTGTTAAAGAAAAAAGCGATTTATCTAAATTATTCATAAAATTTTATAAACGGAAGATGTTCTCCAACATATTTGAAAAATGCCTCCGCATTTTTTAATAGTAAATTTTTCCAAATTTTACTATTTCTTTATTAATACAAAAATATAATAATTATGGTAAACTTCCTGTTCCTGGACCAGATACTCCTGCCCCTGGTTGAACCAATGTAACTTGATCTACTTGAACTACCTGATTTGTTTGCCATTGTTGCCATACTTGAACAATTCCATTAGAAATACTTCTAACAATTTTTTTCATATCATCTGTCAACTCTCCAGAATCTTCTATTATTGGATTACCATCATCATCATAAATAATTTCTCCATTCACATTAGTTTTAAATTCTTTTTTTGTTAATCCTTCCTGTTTTAAATAACTTTCAATTGCATTATAAAAATCAGTATAAGTAGGTGCTGGCATTATTACCCCCTAAGTAAAAATCTCCCAACCTAAACGTTTAAAAGGAGATTGATTTTCTTTTTGAAAAGCCTCTAATATAGCCTCATCTGATAATTGTTGTAAAATATCGTTCTGATCAATACAATTTAATGAAAATGCTTGTCTAAAAGGAAGACCTCTAATTTCTGATTGAGAAGGTTTTATAATTTCAAATTTATCTCCCGATTTAGATCTTATTAAAATATCGTGTTCGTGTAATTTTGGCGACCATAACGTCCATGAAGTCCAATTATGTTCTCTTACTACTCCAAATTTTTCAAATTTTAATATTCTTGTTGGCATTGCCTCATATCTTATCTTTATTGGAATCTTAGGAAAATAACCCCCAAAAATTCCTGTCCCATAACAAAGGACACATCTACCTCTTGCTTGATAATCAGGATCAGAAGAATCTGCATCTGTGCATTGACAAGGAGTTCCAAACCATCTTCTAATGTATAAATAAGCATCTTCTCCATCGTTTTCAAGAATAAATTTATGTCGCCTTCTTATTTCTTCGTAAGCATATTTCATAAATTTATTTATTGGATCATTTATCGGTATATCATGACTAGTTTGTATATTAGTATCTAGAAAATTAGTAGTTGAAGTTTCCTCAGTTGCTGGTTCTATTTGAAGAAAAATTTCTTCATTATTTACAATTTTAGAAACCCAAAAATGAACTTGAAAATCTTCTGGTATAATTGGCGGATAAAAATTAAAAGAAAGTTGAGAACTAGAAATTACATCTTTATTTAATTTCTTTTTTATAGAAAATAAAGGAGAAAAAGAACCATATACGTTATATTCTGTTGCATCTTTTTGTTCCTCCCAATATACCGTATATTTTTGAAGTTTTCCTTTATAAATTCCTCCTTTTTCAACCTCATATGCCGCATTATTTTTATCAAAAATTTCATCTACTGCTTCAACTCTTATTTTTGACTCTTTAAAAAGAGGAGAAGTAGGTGGATATAAAATTGGTCCTATCATAATTTTTATCCTTTTATGGACTATTCCAAGTAAAAGCACTTCCTAATGCAATTTTTAAAAATTGTCCTATTTGTGATTGATATCTAGGAGTTCCTAATCCTTTGCCTCTTACTTTTAATGTTTGAATTCTTTTTACACTTTTAACTTGTTGTTTATAAAGATCTAACATTTTATCATAAACATTAGTTAATTTCATTACACGATCTAATCTTAAAGTAAGTCCTCCTTCGCTATAATCAAAATCCAATAAGGACCAACGTTGAGCTTCAAAAAGCATAGTAAAAGTATTCGCTCCTAAAATTATTATGCCTCTCCAATAAATAGGCATATCTTCTGTAGTATAATTAGTCAATGGAGGCCAAACATTTATATCATTAAGAATTAATTCTGCATAAGCTAATAATCTACTATCTATATCCGGTGATTCATATTGCCCCATCGATATAAAACTATCAGGAAGTATCATCTTTAATTGATCTAAAATGTATTGTTGATTAACATTTAATCCCATTATGTCGCACTCCCTACTAATAAAGTTAAAGTAACATCAGCCGTTGTAGATTCGTTAGTAAAATATAATTTTGTTAATGAAGTTTTTGAATTTAATACATATGAATTTGTAATACTATATTGATCTGCTCCAGTATTATCTATTTTAAATTTAATATCTATCGGAGTATCAATAAAAACAATCTTAACATCCGATATAGGAAAAACTACTTCTTGATCAGTTGTATTTTTTGGTATTGTTAAAACTATTATTGAATAATTAGTTACTGTAAAAGAAGTTGAATCCGTTCTTTCGTAAAGTTTTACATCATTATCATCATAAACTAAAAAATTTATTACTTGTTCTATTTTCATCAAAAACCTCCTATTTTGATTGTTAATTTAGAATCAGCAATTTCATTAGGGCTTACAACCTTATCTTCTTTACCTTCTATTGACAAAATTATTCCTTGATTCGCATATGCCTTTGCAACAAAATCTGAACAACCAAATCCTCCTAAAATTCCAAAAGTTAATAAATGCAATAAATTATAAGGAATTCCCAAATTACTTTTTGCCCATTCTATAGCCTTTATAGCTTTTTCTTTTGTTATTCCTCTTATTCTCCAAAGTTCAATATCATCATTATATTTTATTTTTGATCTTTTAGATCTTGGCCACGTCATTTCTAAACAATATTCATTGTTTTCACAAATAGCAGCATGAGCATATTCTCTATGATAAGATCCTCCTTGTCCAAGTATAACAGAAAAGAAACCAATCAATTTAGCTAACAAATTACTTCGTCCATGAACTTTCCAAAGTAATATGTCTCCTGGCATTATCCATTCTTTCCTTATTGCCATTTTTTTAATCACTCCTTATAAATACATAAATTTATATATTTTTGATCTATGTAATTTTTTACAAGTTTTACATTTATTTATAAATTTAGGAATATCAATTTCTGTCAAGTCTAATTCCATTTCTGTTGAATAACAATCATTTTTATTTACAAATGCATTTACTAAACAATAGTTAGTCACTTTTATCCTCCATATCTTTAATATATTCGTCTAACAAAATTTTTGCCTTATATTCTTTAAGAATTTTCATTTTTTTATAATGTATTTCATCTTTCAATCTTTCTAAAAACTCTCTTTCTAAAACATTAAAATTTACAAAGTTAAACTGAGTATTTAAATTATTTTCTAATAATATTTTTGATATTCCTTGTATGCTATTATTCATAGCATGTAATAAAGATTCTATAAAGCCAAAAGCACTATCTAACTTTCCTAATTCTTCAAATATCTGATAAGGTTTTTTCATAATTTCTCCTTATATTTTATATGCTCTTATCCAACATATAAAATCTTTTGATACAGAACTGCTTGAATTATAATACTCAGCGCGAACAATAACTCCAGATGTAATATTAGTGCTATCATCTCCTGTTATTTCAACATGATCTGTATCCATAATATATAAAGTATTTCCATATTTTGAAACTTCTACCCAATCTTCTCCTGCGTAATATCCAACAGAAAATTCTATATAATCTCCTACATCTGCATCCTTCCAAAATCCTATAGCTCCAACTAATTTTATATCAAATGCAAATTGAAAATCTATCTTTCCTGTAGAACCTGGAGAAATATTTATTTTTCCTCCTTTTAAATATAAAGAAGGATCATCAGTATAAGTAGATTTAGCTACCCTTGGCAAACCATCTGTTGTTCTCTTTTCTAAAGCCTCGTTAGCATTATCTTTATAGTTTGTTTCAAAATCTGATATATCAGATTGAGCCTGGCTTACATTAATTCCTGTAAATTTAGATATATAATTACTTTTAACAAGTCTTGTCTTATATTCTAGTTGACCATCTATTGCGAATATCTCATACCATTTATCTTCATCGACATATTGCAATAATAAGTTTTTATTAGTCATTACAACATCTTTAAAATTACTCCAATTATCTATCCATATTTCTTTCATTTATACATTCTCCTCACTATCAGGACAATCTGGATTTTCACATTTATATATTTTTGCATTTACCTTTGATGCATTAGCTTTATATGCTATTCCTTTATATGTCATTGGCTGATTACATGTTGGACAATTCACTATGTATAAACCTCCTCATAGAATCCATTTAGATTCAATATAACTATTCCAGCATTAGCTGATTTATTTACAACTGATGCAATAATAAATTCACCTGGTTCTAATTTAATAGGAGCTCCAAACTCAAATGTTTGAGATGAGCTTGATTGAACAAACAATCCTAAATTTAAATGAACAGCATCGTAAGTAATCTCAATATTATCACTTCCTGTTGGTGGAGCATTATCAAAAACTATATCTGACTTTGTTGAATCTTCTGCATTTTGTTCCACATTATAGTCATCTCCTAAAGTTTTTGTTTCACCATTTACTTTTACTACTATATAATCATTTAACGCTATTGCATTATAATCCAATGTAAATGTATTCTCATTCCCGTCTCCACTAAAATATTCTATTCTATCTCTCTCAATACCATGATAAATTCTAAATTCAGCACCTAAATCATCAGCAACGGCGACATTTGTTATATACCATTTTCTTTCAGATGGCACTGTAGTATCTGTAAATATAACTTCATTTTTAGTAGCTAAAGATTTTCTTATGCATAAATGAATAGGATTTTCTGCTTTTGTTCTTGATCCTACTTCTCCTGTTATAGAAAGCCAACCTCTTCTTCTATCATTTACATCTTCTTCAATTAAAATCTCTTTCCATCTATGATCTAATTTATTATTATTATCTATTGTATGAGAATCTACAGTTGCTGTTATAGATCCAGAAACTGAAGCAGTTAATGTTACATCTAAAAACTCATCTCCTACATACTCTCCCCTTATATAAACTATTCGATTATAAATAGGATAGGCATCTACACTACTATTGACATCTGAATTATTATTTATTACGGCTACTAATCCATCTACAATATCTTTCCAAGTATCTCCTGATTGTATTGTATATTGACTATCATATCCATTAATCGTTATCTTAACCCAATCGCCAGCAACTATTGTTCCTCCTAATTCTACCCATCCAGATGGAAAATTATCCCATCCATAATTTTCTCCAACTCCTGTAACCTCTCCGACGGCTATAGTCGTTTTAACCTTTAACCTATTTTGGCTATCTACATCAGCCGGATAATTCCCTGAACTAACTAAGCCTCTAATTCTTATATCTTGATCGCCTCTATTGTCAATATCTCCCATTATTTCTCCTTAAGAATATTCCTAATATCTTGCAATAAATTTCTAATTTCAACTAACATAAGAGCGCTTATAAAGGCTTCATTTCCTTTTTTACTTTCGAATAATCTTAATGTTTTATCGTTTGTCATTAGATTATTTATTTTTCTTTTTTCAGTATTTTTAATAATTTTTTTAGGATTTACTTTTTTATTTTTTCTATTATCTAAAATCATTTCTCCTTTTTCGTTTTCTATCAAATCGCTCATTTCATTCTCCTTTCAATTTTAAGAGAGCTGAATTTAAATCAGCTCTCTAGATTATATTTCATTTCCCATAATTGTTGAATAAATATCTTGAGATGCTCCTTCTCTATTTTCCCTAATTACATTCACTTGTTCTCCTCCGCTAGCCTCTACTATTTCTATCGGAGGATCAAATACAAAGTCAACATTTTGTTGTGCCGATGACGTAAATTTAACAGCCTTTGTTACCAATGAAGCTGTTGGACCAATTTGAACTTCCCATCTTCCTGCACCACTTGCAGAACACATCACTCTCTTCAACAAAAATGTCTTACCTGCACTTACACTATATGAATGGCTACTTGTTCCACCTCCAGCAACACTAACAGCAGTATTATAATCATGAACTTCTGTAGTTATAGGCTTTCCAACAATAGTTACATATAAAGGATTTGTTTCACTATTTGCATTTCCATCTTTTGAAACAGGAACAGCAGTTACTGATACTTCAGCTAAATCAATCTGTCCATATCCATTACTATCTATATCCCATCTATTAGCATCATTTGCGCCTACTATTCTAGTAAGTAATTTTCTATCAAGTGTCATTCTCGGAATGCCAATATCTCCTTCGTCAACACTATCTGGACTTGTTTCATCAGCTAAAGCACCTATACCAACTATTCTATCTGTTGCAACTGTAAAAGAATCATCATCTACATAATCATATGGAGGATCTATTGAAACAATTAATTTTCCATTAGCATCTGTTAATAATGGAACAGCATCCCCATCATCATAAGTTGTTGGTGTTGCTTCATATTTTCCAAATATTGCTATTCCTTTTGATGTAGATCCATAAGCACTATTAGCAATTAATATATCTAAATAATTTGTTCCATCCCATATTTTTGTTTTTTCAACATTTATTGAACCATCAGCATTAATAGACAATTGATTTGTTTCATCAGACAAATTTACGTATACAACATGAGAAGCAGAATTTGCCGTTAAATCTCTAGATATTTTAACGGGATTGCCTTCAGTAATTGAATGTATAGGTAAACTTGCATTATAATCACTCACGATTTTACCTCCTTTTTTTAATTACCTAATTTTAATTTTATATCTTCTATCTCTTTATTTCTTTTTTTAATTTCATCCGCTAACTGTTCTTTCTCACTATCAATTTCCATTATTCTTAATTCACAATTTGCAATTCTCATTTGATGTTGCAAAATGTCTCTTTCTAATCTTTTTTTCATTATAACATCACTTACTTTTTTATCACCTAAATCTGCCATATTTTATCCTCCTAAATTATTTAATTTGTCGTTTATTTTTTCAATTTCTAAATTTACTTTTTTAATATTTTCTAATATATTTTTCATATCATCTTCAATTTGCATTTTTCTTAATTCATATTGCTCTAATTCTATCTTTTTCTGTAATAAATTTATCTCTAATTTTTTTCTAATTATTTTATTCTTCATTTCTTTATTAATATCGATTTATAATATACTTCTATATTTCTATTCCATATAAATTAGCATTAAATTTACGATTCGTTCCAATTTTATATAAAACAGTTATTGTTACTATTTTATTAGCAGTTGCATTTTTAGTGCCATCTTGATAATTTATATTTGTTGTCATTTTAGCGGGAGTTGTGACGCATCCCCCAATAACAGCGCCGTCTATTTTTAAAAAATATTCTGCCCATATATCTCCCCAAACTACAAATCCTTGAATTTTCCATGTTTTTCCTATAGGAACAGTAGCAGTTAATATAACGGTTTCTACATTATTTGTTACTGTTACTGGCCCATTAAATATATTTATAGGATTTTTTGCTATTCCCTTCAGTTCATCAATAATATCTTGTAATAATTCATGAGTTCTTTTATCATATGACGCTGTTATTAATCCATAATCAGAATTTATAACTAATGGATCATCAAGTCTTCTAGTATACAACATATCGTATTTCGATATTGTTAAATTTTTTACTGAAATAGGAAGACTTGAAGTAATTGTTAAAAAATTTTGATTTTCTAAAACGACATTTAATTTTCTTCCATCAACATCTTTATCCTCAATTTTTACATCACCAATATTCATTTGAGGAATTGTCACAGTTTGTATATCTACAGGCAAAGGATTTGCTCTTAATTTTGTATCTAATCTATCTATAGTTTCTTGATTTATTCCTCCAAATTCTGGATTATAAGCATAATCTAATTTAGAAGTTAATACATCGCTTCCATCTGGATTAGTAAAAAAATAACCAGTTTTTACTGTTATAGGATCTGATTTTTCATCTTCTATTCCATCATGAATTGTAGAAACTTTTACTTCAAAATCTATATTATCGTTTGTTCCTGTTATAGAACAAGAAATTTTATAATTTAATCCATCAAAAAATCTTATACTATTAAGTTTAGTAATTTCTCTATAAAAATTATCGTTTATATAAACTTTATAATTTCTATAATCATTTAATTGATCAAAGGTAAGTATAAACGAATTAGGTCTAATTTTTGAAGCTGAAAGATTTTGAACTTTAGCCATTTCATTATTTTAATTTTATTAGATTAAAGTAGAAAATAATCTAAAAATAGTTTGTGCTACCCCGCCATTATCATATACAATTCTAACATATCTTAAAGAAAGATCAACATTTAATGATATTCCTGTTCCTCCTGCAACCGCCTGAGTATTTTCTAAATCCCAATTAGTTTTGTCTCCCGATTGTTGAATTTTTATTGTTCCATTTTGATCTGAATATGCTGTAACAAAAATAGTTTTATATATAGCTGCATCATGTAATTGTCCTGTAAATGTATTTCCAGCCCCTAAAGGAATAGTTGTTTCTGTAAAAAACCTTCTATTATCTTCTGTCATAAAAACAATAGGATCTGATGAATCTCCTTCTACTCCTCCTACAACAGCTTTTAAAGTTAAATTTATAATTTGATCTGGATTTATTCCTGTAACTATATATTCAATTCTTGGTCCAGATAATAAAATACTATTATTCTCATCAATTTTTTTAAAAAGAGTGCCTCCTATATATAAATTATAATTTCTGCTTCCAGCTATTTGATCAAAATATAGTTTAAATAAAAAATCAGAAACTTGTTTTACTTCTACATTTGTAACCTTATTTGCCATTGTAATTCTCCTTTAAAATAATTTGCAGGTGTTTTACATGGTTAGCCTGCAACCATGATATCGTTATTTTTCTTTTTTTGCAATTGCTTCTTTTATGTGTTTATATGTTTGATAAAATTGAGTGCTGGCCCAACCTCCAGTAATACCTGTTCCTAATGCTGTTAAAAAATTTACTGGATGTCCCATTATTAATTGATACCCTATATCTACAAGAATACCTATAATTGGTGCTGCAAAAGACTTAATAGAAGCTGGCAAGTTTTTCAATATAAATGAAAGAACTATATACGCTCCTACTGCAGCAGGACCAAATTCCTTTACCAAATCCCATATCAAATTCAAATCCATAATTCTACCTCCTTTTTAAAATCTAATCAATTATAATGTTGTTATATCAGGTTCAAGAGGTGTAGTTTCATCATTTATTCTTCCGATTATCTCATTAATCTTAGTTTTAAGATCAAGATATTTATCTGCAGGAACTCCTGATGTGCTATTGACTCTTATTTCAGTAATTCTTGGTGTATGATTAGTATCAGTAGTGCTTAAATTTGCTCTTACTAAAATATTATTACCTGCACCATTCCAAGGAGCAACAAATCCATCAATTGCTGATCCTAATGTATATCCTGTTATCCAATTTGCACCACCATCAAGAGATATATCAAACGTCACATTACCATATATCGTATTTGTTATATCTCCATCAAACATTGTAACTCTATCAAAAGAAATTCTCTGGCCTGAAACTCCAATAGCAATTCCTATCATAATAGAAACAGGAGTAAATGATAGAGTAAAGTTATAACTACCAAAACGAATCGTTTCGTCTGCATTCCATACTTCAGCTATTCCATGAGTAGCATCAGAAAATCTTATTCTTCCAACAACCCATTCTCCTGGAGAAACATAATAATTAAGCGAATTATACATTTGAACGCCATCATAAAAATTAACTTTTCCATTATGCCATGTATCTATCCAAATATAAGCAGCATGATTAGAAGATTTAACACCAAACATGGCAATACCTCCTAAATTAACTTGTCCTTCCATTCTAAATTTAGCTTCAATAGTCGTAGGAAAAGTTAAAAGATTTGGTGTCCATTCATAATACTGATACCCATTTGGATTAATAGTTAATATCCCATTTGCTACTGTTATATCTCGAGATCCAATATATTGATTCCATCCAGCACTTATATCAGAACCATCAAACAAATCTTCCATTATTCTTGTAGCACCTACTTCTGTTCCTGGATATTGAACATTTGCCTCAACATATGCTTGAGCAATCGGATCAACCGATTGTAATTGATTTGATTGGACAATTCCTGAAGTTGCATATGTTCCAGCCGATGTAAACAATTTAAAATTGTCTATCCAATTAATAGAATATGGTCCACAATATAATCTTAAAAATCCTGGTGTTGTAATCGGACCAACTCCTCCTATATTATAATCAATATATTCTAAAGTGAGAATTCCATTTATCCATATTTTAACTAAACCATTTCCACTTTGAACTTTATAATGGAAAGTCTGTTGAGTAGCATCCATTCCATTAAACGAAGATGTTCCTCCAAAATAACCCCAATGTTTTAATACACCACCAACAAATTTATATACTATGTTTGATTGGCCTGTTATTGTTTTATTATCATTTGGATCAATTATAAAAAATGATTTAACTTCATATCTTGTTCCTGCTTTATCATCTCTAATAAACATTTGAAGATAATCTCTCTTATATTGATCATAAGCAGTTGGATCTAATTTTCTATCAAACTCAAAAGTGTAGACATCGTAAGTTCCTATCTTAGTATATAAACTAGAATTTTTAGGAAGTTTTACTTTATTTGATTCTATAATCGGCAGTCCAGTAACATCCCATTTTGTTAAATCAACTGCACCATCTGGTATATTAAAATCATCTTCAAAGCTTGGACTTGGTGCCGTTATTGACAATTCTATGCCTTCTTCACTAACTTTATAGTTTGAACTATTGGCACCATCAATATCGTTCCAGAAATTCATATTATATCCGACCGATATTGGGCCTGGATGTAAAAAGTTCAAAACTCCTTCGTTATTAGAAACCCTATTTTCAAGAACATCTAAATCAGTTTGATTTGCTTTATCAGAAATAGTATTTTCAACTACATTCATCCTATCTAACAAACCAGTTGTTGTTGCTTCTACTTCTTGTTGAAGAACCGTAATTATTCCTTCGGCTGCACTAACCTTTGTTTTTAATAAATCTATTTCAAGTGCATTATCAGAAATTGCGCCTGAAAGATTCGTTATAGCATCTTGTAATTCCTGAGAAAGTGTAGCTATTTGATCCGCAACAACAGTATAAATCAAATCATTTAATGATTGTATCTGCGCATATAAATTTTGTATATCGCTCTCATTTACTGTAACCCGTAACTGTAAAATGGTTATTGTTGCATTAATAACTGCTAATTGATTATTAATTGCTGTTATATCTCCCGTTATTTCTGTTTTAAATTCTTCAAATTCAGCAATTAATTCATCATAAAGATCAACTTTTAATTGATTTATTGCATCATTAAATTCTTTATATAATAAATCAACATCTTTTAAATAATCTTTTATAGAGTTATCAATATCATTTTCAGTAACTGATGTCGCCCCAGAAGCTAAAGTTATTTTTGCAACTGTTATTTTACCACTATCAACTTCTGCTGGAGTATCTGAAAGTGTGAAAGTTCCTCGATCATGAGTTTTGTGTATATTTCCATCATTATCAATTTCATGATAAGGTTCTAATAATAGATATTTTGCAGTTCCTACTACAGAACTAACATCTATAGTAGTAAAAAACTTTTCAGCAAAAACAATTCTTGCAGGTGGTCTTACTACCATAACGCCATCTATTAAAGCAACATAATCTCTTACTTTAATTGTTAAACCGTCTCCCGGAATAACTTCTCCATTTAAAGATTTTCTAGTATGTTCCACTCCATCAATTATTTCGGTTCCTTTAAATGGAAAAAATCCATCACCATGTAAAGTATTGGTCAATTTATTAATATTAGTAACATGAAAAAATTCAGGCAAATCACGTCTTTGTGAACTTAAATCCGTGCAATTAATTCTAACTCTTGGCATTTTAAATTACCTCCTATTTTTATTATTTTTATCATTTTTTATCTCCATGATAGTTTTTATATTAATTTATTTCAGAACGTCCAGGGTTTAACCTGAACGTCCCTGTATACAAACCTTATGTCAATGTGACTGTCGCAGTATCGCTTCTATCAAGTGAGCTATTACCTCCACTAAGACCTAATAAAATTGTTCCAGCCCCTGTTCCTTTAGCTTGTATATAAGCTTTTCCATTTACGAAAGGAGCCGTAATTGGACCTGCACCATAAGCACCCCAATTTCCATTAGCGTCTTTAAATCTTATTTGAGCTCCTGCAGCAGTTCCTCCTGTTATCGTAACAACAACTGTTGTAGCAGAATTAAAAGGATCAATTGTTCCATCTCCGTCAGTAATTCCAATCTCGACATCTACATCAGTATTTATAGAACCTGCATAAGGATTATCCCCTGCAGTTACCGGCAAAAATTGTATATAAACATCATTTGATATAATCCATTCTAAAACTTCACTCAATTTTGTTTCAAGTTCTTCAGTTGTTAACTCTGTAGCGGCTGGAGTTACTTTTGTTACCCAGCCATTATCTAATGCTTTTCTTAAAGATCCTTTAGATAATGACTTTCTTACCTGAGCTAAATCAAGAGTTCGTAAATCAAGTTCTTGATTTGTTGCCAACTTTACAATAGCATATGTTCCATCTGCATCAAAATCAGCTATAAGATCACCTAATTCTAAATCTCTAGTAGCTTTTATTTTCATTCTTTCTTACCTCCCTTCTTTTATTTTTTTAATTTTAATTCTTTTAATTTTTTTTCTGCATTATTTTTAAGTTGTTTAACTTCGGTTTTATCTATAATTTTATTCAAAATATCAATATTTGAAGTCTGCTTTACAAATTTTAATTTTAAAAAATAACCTAACTTATTAAAATCTTCATAAGAATTTATTTGATTTTTTTCTATTTTTGATTTATCTTCTTTTAATTTAGTTCCTGATTCATTTTCGGCCTCTTTTTCTATTGAATTTTTAGTCACATATGCAGTAGCATATTCATTTACTTTTACTGGCCTAACATCTGAATTTACATTTTCAAATATTTCTTTAGCATCTTTTGGATTAAGAGATGTTGTTCCTACTTTTTGTGCTAAAGTTTTTTCATTCTTAACATCTTTTGGATTTTTATCCCCTTTTAATACTTGAACCCAACCTGCATTTATTGCTCTAAATAAACATCCTGATTTCAAAGAATTTTCAAATATTTTTTTATCAAATTTTTCAACTGGAATAATTTCGTCTAATTGACCTCTATAAATTCTAGTAACTCCATCTTTAGTTTTATAAGTCAAATCAAAAAAATCTAAATATCCTTCTAATCCGGAACTTACTGCTATTCTATATTTATTCATTTTTTATTCCTCCTCGAATCAAATCTGAGAGAGGAGATATTAATTCTCCTCTCCCAAAAATTTCAAAAATTAACTTATGTCAATTCTTACTATACTTTTTGCCCATCTAATTACAAAACCAATATCTTCCCAAACACAAAATACATCTCCAAATTGATTGGGATCTTTTAAAGTTTCAACAGAAACATCTGTTCTTACAAAAAGAACACCTAAATAATCTGCTGGAGCAAAAATGTAAACTTTTGTTTGTGGAATTACAATTGTTTCAAGTATTTCAAGACCCCAAAGATATCCAGGCCTTCCTGACTTCAAAATTTCCTCTTGAAAATTTGGTGCAAAAATACCAAAGCCTCCTGTAGCCGCAGCTGCTCCTCCACCGATTGTATTAAATAACATATAGTCTTTAACACGAAGAGGATTTACAACTATTTTAGAGGCTATTAAAAGCTTTCCTCTTAAAGTTACAATAGCCTCAGTTAATTTATCTTGACTAGATCTGCCAGATGTATCTGATATAATTGTAGGATCATTTGTTCCTGCAGGGAATGAACTTCCTTGCCCAGTTAAATTTGAAGCAAATTCTGCTAAAGAAAATCCCTTTGAATCCTCAACAAATTGAACAGATGCTTTAGCACGCTCTTGTGTTCTATTAAGTATATCATACTTTCTAAAATTCGACTCATTCCATCTCACTATAGGCTTTACAGCAATTGGAGATGTATCAACACGAACACGATCTGCAGTAACAATAGATTGATATGGAAGTCCATTAACGGCCAAAGCTGCTGCTGGTATATTAACATCAGCATCTGCTACTGCTTCTTCTCCAAGAGCTAATTTATACGTTTGAAAAATTTGTCTTATTTTTCCTTCATACAATAAATCTCTTTTTAAAGGAGAAAGCATTTGCTGTGCAACTCTTTGTATACCGCCTGGGCTATTCAACAATCTTGTTAATCTCAATTCTACTTCATCTGAAGTAAGTTGAGGATCATAAAGATCTGCTTCTTTGGTGATATTATTTTCCACCTTTTTATCTTTCATTCTTATTTACCTCCTTTTAAATTTTTATATAGACGTTTTAATTGTTAAGATCATATTAGAACCCGAACCTGATACACTTATAACTGATCCAATCTCTGGATTTGCACCTCCACCATCACTAGCAGTAATCTTACCAGCATTATCAGAATAAACTTTTGCATTTTGATTAAATATATCAGCAGTTACTACGGGATGTCCTCTTGTATCATCAAAAAGTTCTATAACAGAACCAGCACCTAAAATAACGCCGATTAATCCTCCTCTTGCATAATTGGTGTAATCATATCCATATCCTGCAGTTCTTCCTTCAGAATCCGCAGAAGAAAATCTTACATTAGAATCCAAAGCAAAACCAAGAGGATATCTATCAGCAGTTCCATCAAATTTTTTTACTGTATCACCATCTAACATAAGAACATTGCCTGGTAAAATAGATTCGCCAGATTTTGGTAAATATCCCGGCATTCTATTTACTTCTTTAAGAATTTTTATTGCCATTATTTAAACCTCCTTTTTAAATTTTTTAAACTTATAAAAAATTGCAGAACTAATCAAATCAATCCATCCTTTCAAAAAGTTTCTCCAACCATTCATCTTCGCCTTTCGGCTCATATCCAACATAGAGTATTTCTTCTACTCCTTTTTTATTTCCTTGTTTTTTAATTTCTGCAACTTTTTTAATTCTTTTAATTGAATTTTCAAAAGCCTTTAATGAATTATCATCCATTGCTAATAAATCTTTCATTTGATGGTCTATCTCATCTTTCAAAGCTTTATGTTGTGCATCAATTAAAGGTAATCCTTGTTTTTTATAATTTTCTATATGATTATTATTAATAACAATCATATTTCTTTCTAACATTGCATTAATAATATTTCCGCATTTATCTTTCTTTTCTCTTAATGCTTTTTCAAATTGTGCTCTTTCCGCAACTTTTTTCATTTCTGCTAACTTGGCCTCTAATTCTTTTTCCTTTTCAGATTTTTCTGGTTTTAAATTTTCTTCTTCCATTTCTTCCATATCAGAAGCAATTTCTTCAATATCTTCTCCTGCTTCACAATCTGGATATTTTTCTTTACAAAAATTAGCAATTTCTTTTAATAATTCTATAATTTGTTTATCAGTCATTTTAGATAAATCGAAAGGTTCTTTTTCATCTCTTTCAGCGGGCCATTCTCCTGTTACTTTATGCTCTAACCAAGCACAATAACTTTCTGGAGATTTAGGAAATTTTCTTTTTTCTCCTGGCTCTCTTTTAACTTTTTCTACACATTTATCAAAACTGCCGCCAAGACCATCCCATATTGCTTTCCATTCTTCCTTTGTTTTCGATTTCTTATTTAATGAACTGTATATAGTAGATTCCACTACAAAATCAGGTAAAACTACAACCTTACCTTTAAATTCTTCAGGATAATCTATCTTAACTCTATAATCATCACCTTTTCTTCCAATTATAGTTCCTTCAAAATCATAATCACCTTTTTCTTTTATAAATGGAAATTGATCTCTACCTCCTGAAAATGATACTTCATCTCCTATTTTTTTATCTGCTTTCTTATTTAATGAAGCTTCTTTCTCTACCTTATCCAAAATCTTAGCATCAACCGCCTCTATTATATACATATCTGGAAATCGTATGGTAACATATTGCGGCTCTTCTCCAGTTTCATATTGAACATCTATTCTTGTAACTTTTGCTATTTTTCCATCATGTTCTAAAAGATTTTCCCATTCATGTTCCTCTACTCCCCATTCATTACGATCCTTAGGTTCTAAATTAAATCTAACTCTATCTCCTATTTTTAATACTTCTTCTGTAGATTTCTTATTTAATGAAGATTTTATATGCGTCCCGGCCTCATATGTAGTAGTTACTTTTCTTTTAGTTTTTTCAATCTCTCTTTTATTTGCTTCATATTTTGCTCTTTCTTTTCTTAAAGCATCTTCGTGTAAAACATCTTTTTCTACAATTTCTTTTCCTTCAGGATATATTTTCTTTTTTTGATCTTTAACTTTTATGCCAACAGTAGTTCCTGCTGAATATGTAGTTCCCACATCAGATTTTCTATATTTAAGTTTTTTAAGGGCATCAGAATAACCCTTAGCATAAGAACCTATTGGTCTTTCTTTAAGATCGATTCCTTCGTGATATTTTTTTACATTTCCTTCAGCTGCTTTAGAAAATTCTCTTACTTTTTCTTTTTCTAGTTTCTTTAATTGTTTTCTTTCTTTCTTTAATTCTTTTTGACGTTTTGTTTTTTCAACTTTCCAAAGAGAGGCTACTTTATCTACTCCTTCAGATTCAATTCTTTCAACAACTGCATTAGCAAAATCTTTAGAAATAGCATAATCTTTCATTTCTTCCAATTTATCTTTCCATATATCGTCTAATGTAGCAGAAATAAGAATATTACCATTTTTAAAAAATATCCATCTAGATTCTGAAAAATTAGATTTTTTAACAAATAAAGAACTATATTTGTCCTTTAATCCTGTTCCTCTTGGAGGAAGCAATTCATCAACTGATTTTTCTTCTAACATCTTTTTAGCTTCTTCTTCTGATACATTATAATGATTCATAACTCTTTCTAAATCAGTTCTTGGAAATCCTTTGCGCCTTTGTTCTTCATCTAATGAAGATTCTTTATATTTTTCAGGAATATTATCCCAAGCAGTTCTTGCAGCAATTTCTTTTGCTCTTCCTGCTTTTTTTCCTTCAATATAATGATTATACGCGCCTACATATGTAGCAATCCATCTTTCTTGCATTTCTTTTGGTAGATGATCAATTCTTTTCATAATAAACGAATCATTCCAAACATCTGTTCTTGTTAACTTTGCAATCTTTCGGGTTTTAATATCTGAACCCATATCATTTACCTCCTTTTTATTATTAAAATCTTTTTCAACCATTTTTAATAATTCAATAAATTCTAATGCATTTAACTTTTTCATAGCTTTAGTTAATATATCATCATCATTCATATTACTAATTCTTCGAGGCTTTAAATATTCCTCTTTTGCCTTTTCTGGACCTAATCTTTTAAATTCTTCTTGTGATATTCCATGCTCATAATCCCTATCTTCTGGACCTACTAAATACCATTTATTATCTTTTGTCCCATATACCCATTTTTTCTCTTCAGAATTTATTTTTAACCTTGATTCATCAATCTTTTTTTCTGCAATAACTGCTGTTACGTTCGCAGTTGGTTCTGCTGGAATCATAACTATGCCTAAACCTGAAAAAGTTATTCCTCTATTTATTGCATAACATTTTTTCTTTTCTCCATTATATTCGCATTCTTTATTTAAATAATTTTCTAAATGTTCACATTTTTTATCAGTTTCGTTCCTAACAATATGTCCGCAAATAGAACATTCAGAACTTTCTACAATTGCTTCCATCGAAACATCTGACATAAGTTTTGTTTCTATTTTTCTAGCAATATCAGGATATTGTTTTTTATCGATTTTTCCTACAATTTCAATATAAAGCTTCCCTTCTTTTTCTATCGGATAAGCTTCTACTATTTTTCCTATAATATCTTTTGGATCGGTGCTATGATTAAGATCGATATGTTTTCCAACAAATGTATGATATGATTTCAAAACTTCATCTTTTGGAAATATATCACCATTCCCATTTGGGACATCAGCAAGAATTGATCTTGCTACAAAATATAAAAAATCATTAGAAGCATCTGCATCTAAAATTTGTTTATCATCTAAGCTTTTAGGTTTTTCTAAAACTGCATTAACAGAACCCCATTTTACAATCTTAAACGAAGTTCCTAATTTACGAAGTCCCATTATTACCCCCTTTTATATAGCCTTTTTCTTTTAAAGTCGAAATAAGATAGGATTTAGCCATATTAAAATTTTGTCTTGTATTTCTTTCTGCTTGTTTTAACGAATATTCAGTTTGTATTCCTATTCTCATTATATCTAAACATTGTCCCATAACTTTATCAAAAACTTTTTCAATTAACGATTTAGCAAAATCTTTATTATCTTCCAAATCTTTTATCTTATTTTCTAATTTTTCCATTTTTAATACCTTTATTAATACAAAAATATAATATTATTTCAATTGATTAATTTGTCCACAATAAGGACAAATTATAGCGGCTTCTTTTACTATTGCTGATAATTTTTCTTTTTTTAAAATAAAAGTATTTTTAAATTTCATAGAAATTCCTCTAGAACATTTTTTGCATTTTATTATATTGTTTTTCTCTTCTATAGTTTTCCAAATTTTTTCAAAATCTTTTTTAGAAGATGCAACTGCCTCTATTTTTACAAAATCTCCTTTTTTCTTTATCATTTTCTATTCCTCCTCTTCTGGAACTCCTAAAGTTTTAGGAGCTACAACAAATTCTTCTTTAGCTTCTTCAGGTTTAGTTTCTTCAGGTTTTATCCCAGGTCTCATTATAGTTTCTTCTTGTTCCGGTAAAGGTTCAAATTCCGAAGGAAGTCTTTTTTGATCAAAAATCGTTCCTTTTTCTTGTTCCAAAAGTTTTCCTTCTGTTTTAAAATCTAAAGAAGGATATTTAGCAAATAACGTTCTAGTAGAAATAAGTCCTTTTTCCCACATAGAAAGATATTCATCTTTTTCTTCTTTTTCTCTTTCTACATCTAAAGATTTATACCAACTAATTTTCGGAAGAATCGGTTTACTAGTTCCAGGATAAAAAAATTGATTTTCTATAGCTATTGGTAAAAAATATTTATAAATCATCCAATTCTCAAATTCATCCCTTACTGTCTTATACATCATAATAAGTTTTTGTAAAGATAATGTTCTAACATCAGAAAAAGAAGGACCTTCACCTAAAAGCAATCCTTTATTCATATGAAGTCCAACCATAAGTTGATCTAGTATAAAATCATAATCGTCTTTTAAAGGTAAAAGTTTTCCCAAAACTCCTACAGCTTCATATTTTAAAATTGGAGGAAAAATTAAACTAAACGGAGGTTGTTGTATAGCCATATTTATCATTTGCTTTATTGATTCTAAATCATCGTCTGTTGGCATTATTGGAGGATCAGCAGAAAGATCGCCGACAGACCATAATTCGACTGGAAAATGATACCTATCTAAAATAGCAATTTGAGCAAGACGAGCTTTATCAAGTAAAATAAGTGATTTAAAAACTGATTGAATTATTGATGTTCCTCTTGTAGCAGAAGGATCTGTTGCATTTACTATAGCACTTACATGTTTTGGATGTAATGGAATATTTTTTCCAGCTTTAACTGCTTCTACTATTTCAGAAGGAAGTTTTTCTTTTCTTTTTTCAGCCATAGGATCTCTTGATTTTACAATAGAACTAATTTCTTTTGTAGGAACTAATTCAAAATAAGGATTATCCTCAAAAACTTCTTGTTTTATTTCTACAAGTTCTGGTTCTAATAATATAAATTTTTTCCATTTCTTTTTTCCTTTAAATCGTCCTTCTTTTACTTCTTCCTTTGTGCCAAATAAAATTGCTTCTCCATATTTCCAATAACTCAATGATGCTTTTAATATAAAACTATAAAGATCAAAATTTTCGTTAAATGCCATCTCTTTATAAAACTCAGTAACACTATCATCCTCCGTAACTATATCGAACTTAGAAAATGGAAAAAGAGAATGTGTGTCTATAGCATTTCTAACATATGGTTCTAAGTTATAGAAAATTCTAATCCATTTTAAAATTTCTTGTCTAGATTTTGGTAATAACCAGCTTTCTGGCGTCAATTCTGGAGAATACCAAAAAGCAGGCACTTGTGAAACGTTCGCACTCCCTCCTACGCCCGCAGCATGTTTTTTGATTGCCTTTTTTCTATCATTTCCAAAAATATTCATTCCTTTAAAAACAGTAGATACTGTTCTAATTCCTTTCTTAGCAATTCCCATATCAAATCACCTCTTTCTCAATTTCTTCAGGATAAAAAAATATTTCTTTATATAACAAATCTCTTCCTAAATATTTCTTTCCTTCTTTATTATTTTTTATTTTGATAATAATAAATCTTTCTTTACTAAGTTTATGCTTTACAAAATCGCCAACTTCTATATTAGAAGAAATTTTCTTCTCGATATTTTTCAAAACTTTTGCTTTTTTTAATTTCATCTATTGCTCCTTTTAAAAGATCATTTATGTTGGCAAATAATCTTATACTCTCTGACAAATTTCGAGCAATTTTTCTATTATCATCAAATTCTCTAACTTTTAATATCGAAGCATTCAATTCCTTTTTAAATTGCTCTATATATCTATAAATAATAATTATTTTATCAATTGTATTTTTCATAAATATTTTCCTTTATTTGAAGGATTTAATCTTGAAATTAGTGACGGTCCTGTCTTTAAACTTGGAATTTTATATGCAGCCCTTTTGCTTTTTGGAAAACTATCTGACTTATCAGAACAAAATACTGCACATACATCTGAAATACAACCATCATCATGAATTTGTTCTGAATCTTTTACACTTTTTGGTGCTTCTATTCTATTATTTATACTATAAGGATTTATTTTTTCTTCTATAGCACACCATTGTCTAAGATGTTTATTCATTATAAAATTATTTTCTATAGTATCTAAATCAGGAAATTTAATTCTATTCGCTCTTAATTCAAATCTAAAATGATAAAACATTGCATTTTTATAATTCTTTCCTGAATTTTTTTCTCTTTGATTTGCTAAAATCCCAGCACAAGGAACTTTTTCTTTTTTCATTAATTCTAAAATTGCAATTCCTAAATTAGTATATTCTACAATTCCAAACTTACATTTAAATAATCCATCAATAGGATGAACAATTGAAAAAATTTCTTCAATTTGATTTAAAGGATCTCCTTGCCACTCATAAGCTTTTACTTTTTCTTTAATGCCATTAACTTTTCTCCAAATTGAAAGAGATGTATAATCTGTTTTAACACTTCCTACCAATGAACCCGGTGCAGTATCTAATCCAAAATAATATTCATCGCTATCATTTCCTTTTTCTAAAATTGTATGTTCTCCTATTAAAAATTTTTGATCGTCTTCATTTAAAAATAAATCAATCGCATCTATCCATTTTAATTCATATTGAGTCTCAAAATCGCTTTCATCTATATCGCCTTCATAATGTAATTCTGGATTATTTGGAAAATATTCTATTTTCTTCTTTAAAGGCATTATATCCACAATATACTTAGAATATTCTTCTCCATTAACATTTATAGAACCTGCATTTAAAAGAAGGGGACATTGTGTCCAAGTTTTAAAAAGTTTTTTATATTTTGGATCTTTAAAACTTTTATGAAAATGATTTTTATATAACGAAACACCTAATTTAATAATTTTAATTGAAGAAAACGATCCAAGCATTGGTAATATTTTTTGTGAAATAGAAAGATCTGCTACTTTATGTGCTTCATCAATAACAATAACATGAAAATGTGGACCTTCTATATTTGCAGTAACTGAACCTGAAAAAGCCATAATTGCACTTTCATTTTTAAAAACTATTTTTAAAGAAGAAGATTTATTCCAATTTATTTTATTTTTTACTTTTGAATCTTTTAAAATTTTTGATACTTCTTTCAAAAGTCTTGTAGATTGTCCTTCTTTCGGAGCAAATACCCCGATATTAAAATTAGGTATATCTAATGCTAATAAAATAAGTCCGACAGCAACACTAAAAGTTTTGCCGCCTCCTCTGCTTTCGAGTATTACTAAATATTGCTCATCTAAATCACAAACATTTTCAACTATTTCAATTTGATTATCATATAGATCTACATTAAGTTCTTCCATGCATCTTTTAGAAACATCAAAAACATTTTCAACAGAATCAACTAATCTTTCTTGAATAGTTGATTTTACTAAAACATTTAAATCTTTCATTTAATTATCTCCAAATATCCTAAAACTCTATATAAATCTATAAGAACTTTATGGGCATCTTTATATTTTTGTTGATCTGTCTTCACTATTTTTCTAATCAAAGTAGCTTCTAATCTTTCTAAATATGCCAAAATCAAATCAAATTTCTTTTTTTCTTTTTTCATAAAGTCGCAAGAGCTATTTGCGCTTCTGAAACTTCTTTTTCTGTCTTTTCTCCAAGTCCTAAAAGAGAAAGAAGTTTATCTTTCAAAGAAATTAAAGTTTCTTTAGTCTTTTCAATAAACTCTTTTATAAGCGCATTCTTTTCAAGATTACTTTTCTTTTTTACTTCAACTCGTTGAGTTACTTCAATTTTTTTATGAGTTTTTATATATTCTTCTAACCAATCTTTTGTTATATTTCCATATCTATGAACGTGTTCCATCATTTCTTCTAACATCTTTTCAGCATTCTTTGTAAATTTTTCTCTTTTTATATCTATAACCTTTACAATATTTTCAAGTCCTGCTATAATTGTAGTATGCATTTCGCCATTTTTTGTTAATTTATCATGTATATCTTTAAACTCTTCTTTTAGAGGTTCAATTTCTTCTTCTAAAGGCTCTATTAACTTTTCTTTTATTCTTTTTATTTCAGCCTTATTCTCTGCAAATAATTCAATTGCGTCTTTTATTTTATCTGAAACTTTCTCTACAATTATCTCCTCTCTTTGAGCTTTTTTCTCAATTGATTGATCTTTCATATCATATTTTATAATATCATAAATCCAATTATTATTATTCATTATCCTTTTCCTCCTTTTATGTTTTTAAATCCTTATTCTTTTTTTATATTTTCTAATCATATTTTTTATACAATTATTATTCTTTTTTTAAATAAAATTTTTATTATTTATTCTTTTTCAAGAAACAATTTCTTCTTCGATTTCTGTATCTTTAATATAAAATGCTAATTCTGGATTTTCTTCTTTTAATTCTTTTATTGCTTTTCTTGCTTCTTCTTCTGTATCATAACTATTTATAAAAGTATCTGGTAAAATTCTTGTTCCTATTTCATCAATTTTAGTCTCTCCCCTTTCCCAAATCTCAAATCTTTTGTTTAATGCTGATTTTTTCTCAGTTTCTTCTTTTTCTAACTCTATCATTTCCTCATATTCATCTATAAGACTTTGTATATCACTACTGTCTATCTTAGGAGAATCCCAATCTGTAGTTCTTATGTCAATATCTTCACTTATATCGTAAAATAATTCTTTTACTCTTTTTTCTATTGCATCATACTTTTGACCATTACTTAATGTTTCATTCTTAAGAATACTCTGAATTTCATCATCGTATTCATAATCACTTAGTTCTAAATATCTTCTAACCCAAGCTTCTCCATCTTGAGTTGATACTGCTTTTTTATCTAATGAAGCTTTTTTATTTGTAATTTCAGAAGCAAAAGTTAAAAGTTCGTTTAAATAATTTTTTAATAATGAAAAATTTCCTTTTTTAGCTAATTCCCATCCTTTTTTTCCTGTATGCCAAAGACTTGGCGCTTGTTGTAAAATTTTTGTCCAAATCGCATTTTTATAAATTTGTTTTAAAGCCTTTCTTGCTTCTTTAATTTTACTTTCTAGTTTATTATAAGATTCTGAATCAAGATTTTCTTTATTCCATTTTCTATCAAAAACTTCTAATGCTGTTTCAAGATTTTCTAAATATGCTTTTTTATCTA